ATGGGCGAGCTTGCGAACGTGTCCGCCTCGGCCGCCGGCGCCGGGCCTCTGACCATGACGAGCCTGGAGATCGCCGAGCTGGTGGACAAGCGCCATGACAATGTGATGCGCGATATCCGAGCCATGCTCGCGGATCTGCATGGCGAGGGGGGTCTCCTCAAATTTGAGGACACCCACCACAATGCGCAGAATGGGCAGGCCTATCCCATCTTCCGCCTGCCGAAGCGCGAAAGCTTGGTGCTCGTGTCCGGCTACAGCGTCGAGCTGCGCGCGCGGATCGTGGATCGGTGGATGGCGCTGGAAGCCCAGGCCTCCCTCCCCGTTGATCTGCTCAAAGTGCTGAACGACCCCTCGTCTCTGCGCGGCATTCTCCTCAGCTATGCCGAGAAGGTGCTGGCGCTTGAGGAGAGCAGCCGCGCCCTTGAGGAGAAGGCTGGAGCACTGGACCGCATCGCCGACGCGGCGGGGAGCTTCTGCATCACCGATGCAGCCAAGATGCTCCAGATCATGCCCAAGGAGCTTTTCGCCTACCTGCGGTCCCGTGGCTGGATCTACCGCCGGCCGGGCGCCGAGCATGATGTGGGCTACCACGAGCACCTTGCCAACGGCGATCTGGAGATGAAGCTCACGACGCTGGTGCGCACCAATGGCCGCCACAAGGTGACAGAACAGGTGCGCATCACCCCCAAGGGCCTCGCCAAGCTCGCGAAGGTGCTGAACGCGCAGGCGCTCCTACTGTGAAGGCTGAAGAGGGTGCCAATTCGTGTATTGCAAAGTCCTAGCCGACAACGCCGCCGCTGCCGATAGCGGACGCGCACATCACTCGTCAGCTCTGTGACCTCTCCTTTAGAATGTAGTGGGCCTTTGAGTCCCGCGTATAGCTGCCCGAAACAAATTCGAGCACACCTTTACGGGCCAACCGCTCTAGATCTTTTTTCGATGTAGCCCAAGTCCTGCCCGTTATTCGAGATGCATCGGAAACATGGATGATGCGATTACGGTAGACGTGAGCTGCCAGCGAAATTTCATGTTCCTGAAGCGTTTTCCAGACCTCCACCCCGAAATAGAGAGCTACATCCCGGTCAGAGGCGCGCTTACGTGTAATATGATCATTGAAGAGAGTTACTCTAACGACGACACCGTGCATTGCCTCTTGCCGAAATTGGGGCTCCGGCAAGCTATAATTTTCCATGCTTTGCTTAATTCTTCGGGTTCCTTCACGTGCCATTTGAACATAACCGAGGTAGCGCATTGCATCCATAAAGTGATGATTCCGAGCAGCTCGAGTATGATAAAGATTGCGCTCATTTACTGGCGGCACAAACCCGCCAGGACTTTCAATTTCCATGCGATTAGCGAATAATTTTACCGTTATTTCCGTTCCCGAAAAACTATACGAACGATGAACGCAGGCATTTACCAGAGCCTCAAACCAAGCCCACCTAGGATATTCCGGGGTTGTTTCAAATTTTCCATCCTTATTCAACCACGTAACATCGTAGACAATTTCATCTAGCTCCTGCGCCGCAGCCTTTACTATTGTGACAACGTTGCCCTCAAAAAATCTATCACGCAAAGGCGCATAGTCCACACCGGACCCTTCAGACTCTCCAGCAAATCTCTGCACTCGAACTCTACATCCCGGAATGCTCTTCCTTGGCTGCTTCGCAGCAAGGAGAACAAGAGCATTCGTAGGACGAAGTTTACCTTCTACATCTACGAGGAGATACCTGTCCTTGAGTATCTCGTCATTTGCCCACTCTTCTCGGCGCTCACGAGAGCGGAATCCATCGCAAAAGTCTTGAATTAGAGCCAGATCAAACTCATCTGGATACACGTATGGAGCAACACTCAATTCAAAAGTAAGCTCTTGCCTTGTGGATCGAAAGTCTTGCTTCTCCTCATCACTCATCTTATGAATCTTATCACCGTATCGGATCCAAGCTTCCTGCTTATTTGTTTCTACTAACCTGCCAATGTACGGTATATATACAGCAATACAAAAATCTTTCTTTCCGTTGACTGTTGACTCTATTCGGCGGAACTCCGGGCGAGCCTCAGGGCAGAATGAGGTGTGGCAGGTTTCAATACGATTCTGTTGATCTGTGGAAAGGGTCGAGCAACCCGATGGTACCCCGTCCGAGCCAGCTCCGAAGACGAGCACGCCACCGTCGGGCGTGTTAGAGAAGGCACTTAGATACTTCGCCATATCGGCGAAATCGATCCTTGCCCCGCCCTTATAGTCAATGCGCCGGCTTTCGGCGAAATGTGGCATCATCTGCGCCGTGAGCCGCACCCATATCTCGCGCGGCGTCCACAAGTCGGGTAAATCATCGACCGCGAACGGCCCTTCAAATGGTAGTTCGTATTGAGTCATGGCCACAAGATATGGTGTGTCGACGATAGCGTCGACACACCATATCTGACGAACCGGGCAGAAGATAGCGCCGCCGCCTTGATAGACCTGGCGCCCTACGACGCCGACTTCAGCCCCGCCGCCTTGCGCAGGGCGGCATTCATCCGTCCTTGCCATCCTGGCCCGGTGTTGCGGAAGGCTTCCACCACGTCGGCGTCGATCCGGAGCGAAAGCAGCTCCTTCGGGTTCCTGGCCTTCGGCCGGCCGCGCTTGATCGTGGCGGCGAGGTCGGGGAACGCCTCGGCGAAGGGCTTCGCCGTGCGGATTTCCTCCTCGGTCCATTCCGGGTTGTCGGACACCGCGTCCCAGTCCGCCTTGCTGAAGCCGTGCCCCGGCTCGAATTCCTTCATGGGCTTTTTCGTCATGGTAGGAACCTCCGTTCCGCGGTTGAAGCCGGCCGCATGCTGATGACCGAAATGGCCTCGGCGCCGCGCGTGGCGAAGATCACGGCGAGGCTGCCGTCGGCCCGCCGGCCGATGGCCTTGAAGCGACCGAGTTTGGCGGGACGAACCACAGCGCCGGCAAAAAAGGCCTCGTCCAGATCGGCGAAATCCAGCCCATGCTTGGCGAGGTTTGCGAGGCGCTTCGGCTCGTCCCAAAGGATCTTCATGGGAGATTATTTGTAGCTACGGAAATTGGCCTGTCAACGTAGCTACAAAAAATTAGGCATGCGAGCGCGACCCCTTGCGAGGTCCGCTTGCGGAACATGGCGAATATGTGCAACCTGCCCGGTGGGTGTGAGAACCCGGACTTGGACTAGACCGCATATCCTTTGGCGAGGATTTCGCACGTCCCTTGGCGGGGATGGCGACGGTCGAACTGCGACTGCCGGTAACGGCAGAGCGACGGACGCGCTTGGCGGCGCGGCTCCGAACCGGACCATATTGTCCGGGGGCGGGCGTGCTGTCCAGCGCTTAGGCGTAAAAGCGCCCGACCTGTCGTCCAGGCAGGTTCTCACCCCCCGGATGCTGGCCCGCTGCCGGCGACCGCTGTGAGAGGCGGAAACCTGGACCAACGATCATGAATAACCGCAAGGAAGTCTCGGGCCCTGCGCCCACGGGCACGCACGTCGTCCCTTTGCCTGCCCTCCCCGTCCCCTTCCAGCACCAGCCCGAGCTACGCGCCTTCCTCGTGCTCAACGAGGTGCCGCCCGGCCACATGACGTTCGAGGTACCGGACGATACCTTTGCACCGCACCTGCAGAAGGGTGAGTTCGCGGTGGTCGACCTGTCGGACCATGAGCCGTGGGACCGCGAGCTTTACGTCATCTCCTTCACCTCGCCGCGGACCCGCGTCGGCCTCGCCTGGCGCATCGTCCAGATGCGGGCGCGCTCGATGTTTCTTCAGCGCGGAAGGGGGTGGACCACGCGGCCGGAGCCAGGTTCCGTGCCTGCGACGTGCTGGACCGCGTGTTTCTGGATGCCGCCGGATGATGCCGCCGAACGCGAACGACTTCGGCGCGCCGGCATGGTGGGCACATCGGATGGTCCGTACACGACTGAACATGCCGCAGAGTGCCTTGTCGGCCGCATCGTCGGCGTCTTTGTCCCCGCCGTGCGCGACGCCCGTGCCGGAGGGCTTCGCCATGCATGACACCTCCCCCTCCCGCCGCGCCCTCCTGAAGGCCACCGGCGCCCTCGGCACGGTCGCCGCACTCGCCATCTCACCTGCCGCGGCACGCCTCGGCGCAGACCCCGTTCTCGCCCTTATCGATGCGCACCGGCGGGCATGGGCGCGCCTCACCCTAGCCCTCGATGATCTATGGAGGGTCGAGATGGCATTTGGCGGCGGGAGCAGGGAAGCCGAGGAAATCGAACCCCGTGTCGACGATCTGCGTGCCGACGAAGCATGCGCCCGCGTCGCCTTACTCAAGACCGTGCCTGCCACCAACGTTGGGATGACGGCCGTTCTCGATTATCTGAGGCAGGCCGACCTATACCAGGATCTCACCGAGCACGATGATGAGATTGCCCTGCTCCTGACGACCATCCGCGCCTTCGTGACGAGGGAGGTGCGCCATGGCTAGCCCTCTCGTGACGGCGGCTGATCGCATGAGCGACCTCCGCGACCTCAGTATCGCGCTCAACATCGTCCTTGGCCAAGGCGAGCCGGGCGCCGTGGTGGATTCCGCGTCTACCCTGTCTCGCGTCATCGAGGAAATGGCCGATCAGATTATCGGCCTCATAACAACGGAGCTTGATCGGCAGAATCCCCGCCTGGGCGGACGCAAGGGTGCCGCCGACGGCTGATCTGGCCTTAAGGGCCGGCTGGGTCCTTCGTCAGCGCAGGTCGATGCTCTTGCATCGCCGTAGGGTCCGACCGCTCAAAGCGGCCGGGCCTGCTCACTGACAGACGCTGAAGGCGCGGAACGGCGGCCAATCCTAAGCTTCCCGGCTCGGGACGTTGGGGGCGTTGCCATCATGGCAATGGCTGATTTCGGAGCGCTGGTGTGACGCGCAGGACCGGGTGTCATCGGGCACTTAACCGGGAATAGCCGGGATCAAGCGGGAAATGACGGCGGCACCCGAGCATTGGCGGTGGTTTGTGGGCGGTGGCGGGGCGTCCAAGCCCAAGAAGGTTGGCGCATGATCGAATGTCATCGGTCTCCCGTCCGGCGGCGGCGCGCAGGATCACATGTCACCGGGGAAGTCAGCGGCGGCGAGACCGCAGGGGCTCCACGGTACGAAGAACGCGGCCTTCGTCGAGGTCTCGGAGGGAGCCGTAGACCTCGATGGACAGGTCGGGGCGCAGCACCTCGACTTCGCCGTCGCTAAGCACCCGGTACGGGTCAGCGCCCTTAGATCCCGTTCTCAGCCCAAGGTCGGCTGCTTGCGCGAGGAACGTTTCTGGCGACAGCCGGGCGATCCTTGTGGGCGCAACCTCGATCGGACCAAGCGGCATCGGTGCAGGCGAAGGCGCCTTGGCAGCCACGCCCTCAACGACCTGCTGCTGCCTGATCGCCGCCGAAATGGACTGAAGAATTTCGCTTTGCCGCGCGAGTGCCTCGTGCACCGGATCGACGCGTCTCGACCTCATGGCGACGCAATGAACAAGGGCGATGGGGAATAGCAGGACCCCATAGAGAAAGAACCAGAAGCGCGACCTGCCTTTTTGAGCCGCGATGCCCATCGTGACCGATCCAAGCACTGCCCACACCGTCAAAACAACGAAGAAATTAACCATCGAATCCAACGCGGACAGTCCAGGCACGGCCCCCTCCTTTACGGCAGCTTAAACAGAGCCATAAAACGATACACGCAGTGGTAGCAGGATGACGAGAATCACGATCATTAAGCCGAGGCTTTGCCGGTTCCGGGTTCTGCCGCCGCGGCTCGGAGTTCCATCCGTAGTTGAGCAGTTACCAGTTTGACCATAGCAAGCCGTTCATCGGCTTGATCCGTTGCTGCCACTATCTCCGCGTACTTCCGGGCTGCGAGACGACCAAGGTCGACAGGCGCGAGAGCAACCCGCTCCTCCTTGTACAGGCGAACAATTGCGTCTGTTACCCTCCCCATGAGTTCCTGATCCAGTTGCAGCGGCGCGGCAGGCGTTACGACAGCAAGCTCCTCGCCGTTCACCAGCCAGTTCAGCTCCACGCCATAGCGGTCACAAACTGCCATAAGAAACGAGAGTTTTGGCTCGTTTCTGCCTGAAAGGTAGTTACCCAAGGTGCGGCGCGGCGTATCGGTCTCCGTGGCAAGGGCGTCCAATCCGCCCACCCGCTTCGCTACGATTCGCAGTCGTGCGGCGATCCCCGCGAACTGTTCCGACCTAATCATTTGAGCCCGGAACGCTCACGGTAGAACCGTGCGCGAGTTCCGCCCTCCGAAATCGCATGCCAGATCAATGAGATAGGCAAAAACGAGCCAGCCCGGCCCATCTCACAGGCCGGAACGGCAATTTTGGGCTTGTGAAACTGGCACAAACGAGCCACCTTTCCTCACGAACGCGATCGCGGTTGTGACCCGAAAAAACCGGCCCTGGCAGGGGCCGGCTTCCGGAGGACGGCATGCGCCGAAGGCAGTGGGATAAGCACGAAATCAAAGCCGAGGTGGCCCGGAGAGGATCAACCCTCACCGGCATCGCCATGGTGGCGGGCCTTGAGCCCTCCGCGTGCCGCGTGGCGTTGTGCCGCCGCAACATTCAGGGGGAGCAGGCCCTCGCGGACTTCCTCGGCGTCGATCTCGCAGTGCTGTGGCCCCAGCGCTACCCGGTCACGACGTCCAGCACCAAATCTAGCGCGGGCGGCGGGGGAGGCACCAGCCAAAACGTGCGCCGGGTCGCTGACCAAGCGGTGGCCGCATGAGCGCACTTCGATCAGCCCCTCGTCATCCTGCTGACGACAACCTGCATCCCATCCACCGCGCGGACCGCCGGCTCGCCGAAATCCGAGCCGCCTCCCTGCGCGTGCTGCTCGTGGTGGCGGCGGCGCCCTTCGCCGCGTCCCTCGTCTCCATCCTTGTCCTGGCGGTGCGCCCATGAGGCCGGGTTCCAACGATCCGCGCGAGGCTGATGCCCGCGGAATGCGCCTTGTCGCGCACCTGCTCACCGCCCTGAGCGGGGGCGTCGTGGGCTTTCTGGTGGGGCTTCTTGCCGGCCTCCCCTGGCGGGGCTGCCTTTGATGGCCCGCGCGCGAACAGAGTGGACCGTCTGCCGCCTGTCGCCGCGGGCGATCGGAGGCGTCGAGTATCTGGTGGATATCCGCCTTGTCGATGCGTTCTGGCTTCGCAACCCGATCGCCAGCGCTGTCCGCGAGGAGGCGTGGACGGGATCGCGACAGACTGCCGGAGAGGTGGCCGACATCCTCAACCTTCATGGCGGTGGGCGCGAAGATCGGGGGGCGTGGACCGCGCTCCCCGCCGCCATCCACGTGCCTGCCATTGATCGCCAGCAGCTCACAACCGAGGAGGCCTGCTGACCATGGCGCGCGGGCGGCGGGATTCGAACACGCTGGACCTGCTTTCGTGGGAGCCGCCGCGCGTCGCGGTCGGCTACGACGCGCAGGAGACGCGTGGCCCGCTTGACCTTGCCATCGCGCGCCTTGTCTCCGCAGCCCTCAAGCGCGCCGCCGAGGCGAAGAAGTCCCGTGAGCAGATCGCGGAGGACATGAGCGCCTTTCTCGGTCGCTCCGTGTCCAAGGCGACGCTCGACACTTGGTCGAGCCCGGCCCGCTCCAGCAACCGCATCCCGCTCGACGCCTTCGCCGCCTTGATCGAGGCAACTGGCGATCATGACCTCCTCGGCTTCCTGCCGGCCCAACATGGATACGTGGTGGTGCCTGAGAAATACGCCGACCTGATCGAGCTCCACCTCATCGAGGAGAAGGAAGCCGAGATCGCCCGCCGTAAGGCCGCGCTCACCGCCCGATACAAGGGAGGGCGGTCATGAGGGAGTGGTTCACCGCCCGCGAAGTCGCAGAGTTGAAGCTTCCAACTCTCCCCGAGACAGAACGGGGCATCCGCAAAATGGCGGATCGAGAATGTTGGCCTGCTCGCGACAGGGCCGGCTCTGGTGGCGGCCGGGAGTTCCCCCTATCGGCTCTCCCGTCCCCTGCTCGGGCCGCCTATGTGGCGCGAGAAATGACCGCGCTCGACGTTCCCGTCGCCGTCGCTCGCATCGCCGCGGCCGAGCCCGAGGCGGAAGCAGCCGCGCCAACGGCCCTAGAGCAACGCGACAGCCGGCTGGCGATCCTTGCGGCCGCCGATCGGTTCGCAGAAGCCGCCCATCTCGGCCGAAAGGCGGCCGATGGGGCCTTCTGCACCGCATACGACTGCGGATCAATCGAGGTCGCGGCGAGGGTGCGGGCCGCGGTCAAGAGCGTGACGCCCCGCACGCTCGCCCGGTGGCGCGCAGCGCAGCGCCAGGGCGCCACCCATCGCCTTGCCGTGGACAAGGGCGCCGCGCGCCGTGGGAAGGGCATTCTCGATACGGCAAACCGTGGCGATGTGAAGATTTTCGTCCTCGCCTGTCTCACCCGGAACCCGCTTTTCACCGCCGATCACATCCGCGACCTCGTCGGCGGGCAGTTCGGCGACGAGTTGGTCGCCCCGTCGGGCGCCCTCGTGCCGCTTCCACCGATCCGGACGTTTCAAGCGGCTTTGAAGGGCTGGAAAATCGCCCACAAGGTCGAGCTCACCGCCATGACGGACCCGGACGGCTTCAAGTCGAAGTATCGGTTCTCCGGCTCCAATTCCATGGCGCACGTTCGCGCGCCGAACCAGCTCTGGATGATCGACGCCTCGCCGGTGGACATGCTGTGCGTCGACGGGCGGCACAACGTCTATGTCGCAATCGACATCTTCACCCGCCGGCTCATCGTCTACGTCACGCGCACCCCGCGCGCCGAGGCCGTCTGCCTGCTCATGCGCCGCGCCATCATGGCCTGGGGCGTTCCCGAAACAGTGAAAACAGACAATGGGTCCGACTTCGTCGCTAAGGCGACGCAGCGAGTTTTCGCGGCAGTCGGAATCGGCCGTTGGCTCTCCGACCCGTTCAGCCCCGAGCAGAAGGGGCACGTCGAACGCGCCATCCGCACCTTCCAGCACGGATGCGTGCGCCTCCTGGATGGCTTCGTCGGGCACAGCGTGGCCGATCGCAAGGTGATTGAAGCGCGCAAGAGCTTCGCCCAGCGCCTCGGCGAGGATGTGCGCGAGGCCCTGTGTGTCGAGCTGACGGCCGCCGACGTGCAGCGCTATGCGGACGAGTGGGTGGCGAAGAAGTACGACCACCGGCCCCATGAGGGCCTTGCCGGCTCGACTCCCTTCCAGGTCGCGGCTGCGTCGCGGGAAACCATCCGCACCGTCGACGAGCGCGCCCTCGACATGCTGCTCGCGCCCGCGGCGGGCAAGGATGGGCTGCGCGTCATCACCAAGCGCGGCATCCGCATCGACCATGCCTTCTACCTCGCGCCGCACCTCATGCCCGGAACGCAGGTGTTCGTCCGGATGGACCCCGCCGACATGGGCCGCGCCTTCCTGTTCGGCGCCTCCGGCGAAGAGTTCCTCGGCGAGGCCACGTGCCCCGAGCTCGCCGGCATCGATCCAAAGGCCGCGGTGGCGGCCGCACGGGCCGAACAATCGCGCATCATCGCCGAGCGCACCGCCGATGCCCGCAAGGAGGCAAAGCGCCTGACGAAGGGGCCGGTGCGGCTGATCGACCTCACACTGCGCCACAACGCCCGGCAGGCCGGGACGCTGGTCGACTTCCCCAAGCGGAGCGAAATCCACACGACGCCCGCGCTCGACGCCGCTGCGCTGGCGGCCGCCCCGCCGGCCCCGCCGCGGCGCACCGTCTCTCCGGAGATCGAGGCCACGCTCGCCCGCCTCGCCGCCGAGCCGGCGGCCGCGACCGTCGTGCGCCCGCTCCATTCCCTCGACACGGCCAAGGGCCGCTGGCTTCGCGCCTGCGACCTGGAGGCCCGCCTCGCCCGCGGCGAGGTCCTCGCGGCCGACGATACCCAATGGCTCGTCGGCTACGCCTCAGGCCCCGAATACCGGGGCTTCCGGATGACCTACGGGCCATCCGAGGAACAGAACCCGGCATCGGCCGGCTGATCTGAAGTCATCGCTCAGGGGGATATTGATGTTGCAGAATGATGCGGCAATCAAAGGGCCGGTCGCGACCATGAATGTCGCGGCCTTCATGACACTCGCCACCAAGTTGATTGAACGCGACCCGAATGCGCCGGGGCTCGGCGTCTTCTACGGCCCTTCGGGATACGGGAAGACCTATGCGAGCATCTTCGCGCAGAACAAGACGCGGGCGATCCGCGTGGAGGTCGGCGACTACTGGACGCGCAAGACGTTGCTCAAGGCGATCCTGGCTGAGGCCGGCCAGGTCGCCCGCGGCACGATCGCCGACATGGCCGAGGAGACCATCCGGCTCCTGGGCGACGAACCGAGCCGCCCGCTCATCATAGACGAAGCGGACCGGGCCGTTGACCGCGGCATGATCGAGCTCATCCGCGACCTTCACGACAAGTCCACCGCGCCCATCATCCTGATCGGTGAGGAGCGCCTCCCGGCGAAGATCGAGCCTCACGAGCGGGTGCACAACCGGGTGCTCGACTGGACGGGCGCACAGGCCGCCGACCTCGACGACGCGAAGAAGCTCGCGGCCTCGATTTGCCGGGGCATCAAGCTCGGCGACGATCTGCTCGCCGCCATCGTGAAGGAGTCGGACGGCCGCGCCCGCCGGGTGGTGGTCAACCTCGTGAAGGCAGCCGAGATCGCCCGCAATCGCGGCCTCAAGAGCCTCGACCTCGCCACCTGGGGCCAGGACGCCTTCTTCAGCGGCCGCGCGCCCAAGCCGAGGGCGCGCTGATGGCCACGAAGGGCGAACTCTCGTCTCAGGCGCTCGCGGTGCACGTCCCGCGCGGGCCGGACGCTTGGTGGCCGGCCATCTCCAAGCTCGACACCATCGGCTCACCGTGGATGGTCGCCGAGGTGGTCACGCTGACCGGCAGCGACCGCCGCTCTATCGCAGATTACGTCGGCCGCCTCTGCGCGGCCGGCATCGCCGAAGCCGTGCGGCCGAACTGCTATCGGCTGCTGCGCCGTCCCGCGGAGACCCCGCGCCTGGAGCGCGACGGCTCGGTGAGCCCGCCCACGGGGCAACAGCAGATGTGGACGGCGATCCGCGCGTTGCAGTCGTTCTCCTATGTCGAGCTCGCCCATGCGGCCTCGACTGATACGCAGCCGATCTCTCCTGTCGCCGCGCAAGCCTACGTGAACCTCCTCGGCCGGGCGGGCTATCTGGCGGTTCTCCACAAGGCGAAGCCCGGCACGCCTGCGGTGTGGCGGCTGAAGCCCAGCATGAACACTGGCCCGCTGTCGCCGCTGGTGATGCGCACCAAGTTCGTATGGGACCAGAACCGCCGCGCCGTCGTCGGCGCGGCCGAGACGTCGGCGGAGGTGCGGCCATGACCGCGCGCCCCCCTGCCGACTTCCATGCCCGCGCCCGCGCCGGCTGGAACCCCCCGCCGGATTGGATCATAGCCCTCGCCGACGCTTGCGCCCGCGAGACACAGGCCGGCGTCGCCCGCAAGCTCGACGTCTCCGGCTCGCAACTCTCCCAGGCGCTCGCCGGCAAGTATCCCGGCGACATGGCGAAGCTGGAGGAGGTCGTGCGCGGCGCTCTCATGGGCGAACACGTCACGTGCCCCGTCCTCGGCGAGATCGGTCGCGACCAGTGCGTCGCCGAGCAAAAGAAGCCCTTCATTGCATCCAGCAGCGTGCGCACGCGGCTCTACCGCGCCTGCCGCGCCGGGTGCCCCAACTCCCGTGTGGTGAAGGAGCGGACATGACGGCGCCGAAGCTCTCCGACGGCCTACGCGCCCTCGCTCTCGATCTACGGGGACACGAGCTTGTCGGCCGGAGCTTCACGGCCGGCGAGCTGCGGCTCCTGGTGGCGACGCTGGAGCAGCACTTCGCCTCGGCGCTCTGCCTGGAGCAGGCCGCAGCGGAGCGCGACGAGCTCGCCGCCGTTGCCGCCGACCTCGACCTGGTCGGCGGCCCGACCCTCAACGCCTTGCGCTCCACCATCGCGGCCGCCTCGGTCGCGATCACCGGCACCAACGTCATCACCTTTCCGCTCGCGCCCATACGCCGGGCCTCCGACGATGGAGATGCAGCATGAGCCGCAAGCCTCACATCAACGAAGCGCAGGTCCAGGACATCCGCAGGCTCGCAGCCGAGGGCCTGGACGCGATCGAGATCGCCCAGCGCTCCGGCCTCTCCATCACGACAGTGCGGCGGCACGCGAAGGCCAACCGCATCCAGATCGCCAAGCGAGCCGTGGCCCGCACGCTCCTGGAGGATGCAGCATGAGCCTGGCCGGCAACTCTCCCGATCCGAGCGTCCGCCTCATCATGGAAGTGGTGACCGAACTGACCGGCCTTTCGGTCTCGGCCATCCGATCGGCCCGCCGCGACGCGGACGTGGTGGTGGCACGTCACATGACGTGCTGGCTCGCCCTTCGTCTCACCAGCCTCACGCTGCCGCAGATCGGCATGGAGATGGGCGGCCGCGACCGCAGCAGCGTGGAGTATGGCGCCCGTCGTATGGACGAACTGAGGGCCTCCCATCCGGAACTGCGGGAGCGCCTGGACGTCGCGCTCGGCCTCCTGCCGATGCTGGCAGCGGCGAAGGAGATCGCCCGCGCGAGCAGCGGGCCGGACCCGGCCGCCACTGTCTCGCGCATCCTGTCCCATCGCCGGCCGGAGCTGGCCGCCGGCCTCGCCTCGACGCAGGAGGTCGTGGCGTTGGCCGTCCGCGTCCGCCAGCTCGACCTGGTCGCCGAGATTGCCGCGCGGTTCCTCTCCGCCCAGGACCGCGCCTTGGCCGGGACCGAGGCCACCATCGTGCCCGCCGATCTGCCGGCGTCAGACGCCGACGACGCGGCCTGTTCCGCCCAGCGCACCCACCTCGCCGAGGCGCTCGCTGCGCTCGGCTACGTCACCTTCAAAGACGAGGAGAAAGCCCTTGGAAACGCAGATTGAATACATCGCCGCACCGCCGGCCGGGATCATCATGGTCGAGGGCAAGCCGCACATGCGCGACGCCGGCGGGCGCCTGGTGCCCGAAGAACTGGTGAAGGCAGAGCACAAGCTCGAAGACCAGACGGTGCGCAAGATCATCGGTTTTGCGGAAGACCTGAGCGCCCGCATCTCGCGGTTCCGCGGGCACACCTTCGACGACGTGGCGTCCTTCGTCGAGCTGCTGGCCGAGAAGTACGACGGGAAGCGGGGCGGCGCTAAGGGCAACACCACCATCACGTCCTATGACGGGTGCCTGAAGGTGGTCGTGGCGGTGCAGGAACAGCTCTCCTTCGGTCCCGAGCTTCAGGTGGCGAAAGACCTGGTCGACGAGTGCATCGCCGCCTGGTCGGACGGCGCCACGCCCGAATTGCTGGCGCTGGTCGCGCACGCCTTCCAAGTAGATAAGGAGGGCCGGATCAACCGGGCGGCCCTTTTTCAGCTCCGCCGGCTCGACATCAAGCGCGAACCCTGGCCGCAGGCAATGACAGCCTTGGGCGACGCCATCCGCGTGATTGGCTCCCGCGAATACGTGCGCTTCTACAAGCGCCCGAACCCGCGCGGCCGGTGGGAAGCCATCACCATCGATCTGGCAGCGGCTTAGCTGCAGTCTAACAGGAGAATTTGGCCATGGAAGTCGCTCTATTTGAACAGACTGCGATACCAACGTCTGAGGAGGCGACGGTGCCAACGACGTCGCGCATCCCTCTCTACTTCTTCGTACGTTTTCCATTCAAACGGAGTAGACGGAAAGAGGAATCCAATAACTCTCATAAATATAGAGATCTTAATCAAATCTCCGTAGCCACCGCCCATGGTTTGACATGCAGCGTTGTGCGCCTCTGCGTCGGCGACTTGGACGGTAGGGGGCTCATCTGCGTATATTTTAGTCAAATCGCCGGCCAAAGACTTGATCGCTGCAGTGTCGGCACCATCGATCGCTTCGGCTTGAGCCAATATTTGGTAGTATTCTTTCTGAAGGCCCTGATGCGTACGGGCACGTCCGCCCCAATCGAAAACCAACTGCACCGAGCCGACCGCAGCCGTTGCAATACCCAGCCAGACATCGGCCCCGTCGACCCCAGTCAATTCGGCAGCATCCGCCGCCGCAGCAGTTCCCAACAAAATCACGAGAAGATTAAAAAAGCGATTTCGCCTTTCCAGAACCTGCCTTCGGGCCGTGTGGTACAGAGCGTTTCGCAGGGTATGGAACCTCACACCCTCAAGGGTGCTCAGATCACTCATCCTTCTGCCTTGTCGTCAGGCCCAAGCCTAGGGCTCGGCTCCTTCGGTTTCGATTTTTTCACTATAGAGTTAGGCGCCGGACGAGGGCCTGCACTCGAAATGTGCAGGTCCCACCTGCGGATCAATTCAACCTTTGATTCGTCGCGTGTACGAGACGACTTGCGCGTCCCCGAAGAGCTAGGGGGCTTCTTTGCCATAGGGTCTCACCAGCACCAGTCACTTGGCGGACTTGGTCGAGGAAGGCGCCGGAGCAGGCTTTGTGGAGGCAGAGCTCGCGGGTTTGCTAGCCAGAGAGCTGGGCATTGGCCGAGGCCCCGCAGACCGTTGGACCACAACAGGTGCCGGCGGCGATTTACCCCGATTGTCTGTCATTGCAGACCTCCGAACGTCTGGTGGACTGAGGGACGATCTCGAAATGCACCACGATTCTCTCCTTTTGGGAAGCCGTGGTCGGTAGCCGCCAATACACTTTTTGCGCGGCGCAACCCTCAGCCCCCTTGCGAGGCGGTGCCGCCGGCATTGCGGGATTAGCCGCCATGCCCGGCGCCTCCCGCCTCGCCCCGCGTTCCGCTCCCCTCTTGTTGTGGGGAGACGTTCAGGACGCCCAGGCGCTGCGGCAGGAGCGGGCGCGCCTCCTGGCATCGCTTCGGCGCTGCCCGCCCTTCGCGCGGCGCCGGGCCTATTTGGAAATCCGTCTGGCGGAAGTCACCGCCCGGCTCATTGCCGCCGAGCTGGAAGCCGGCAGGGACCTGATCTTGAGGAGGGATTGATGGCTCTCGACTTTGACGACGATGAAGATGCTGAAGTGAGCCGGTACAAGACGATTGGATGGAGGGGCAAGGGGGCGCGCCTCAAGAATTATTCGTCGGCGACGAAGATGGGCGGTCCCGGCATCATCAAGATCGAGATCGAAACCTTCGACTCCTTCACCATGGATGATCTCGTCAAGGATCTGGAGCGGATCGAGGCCCGCGAGAAGAAAGAGAAGGCTGCGGCTGCTCGTCTCCGCGCATCAAAGCCGCGGCGCGAACTGCCCGCGCCGCCCCTCCAGCTGACTTACAGGGGCGACGAATGAACACCGCCACCGCGGCGCAGAAGGGCGCCATCCACTCGATCAGCAAGAGCCTCGGCCTGGACGAGGAGAGCCGGCGCAACGTCATCGCCTCGGTGGCGGGCGGCAAGCGCTCCTCCTCCGAGCTGTCGGCCGGCGAGGCCATCCTCGTCATTGACCGGCTGAAAGCCTTGCAGGGCAGCCAGGTGGGCGGGGCAAAGGGCGCGCGCGTTATGGACGGCCCCTATGCGCCGAAGCTCCTTGCCCTCTGGATTTCCGGCTGGCACCTCGGCGTGGTGCGGGACCGGAGCGACAGCTCCCTCCTTGCCTTTCTGGAGCGGCAGACGGGCCTCTCCCATGTCCGCTTCCTTCGGGATTCGGCGCAGGCCCGCGGCGTGATCGAGGCGCTCAAGGCGTGGCTCGCGCGGGAGGCCGGCGTCGACTGGCCGCCGCGCGGCGAGAAGGAAGACGTGCGGGCCAACAAGCTTGGCGTCCTGTTCGCCCAGCGTCGCCTCCTGGAGCAGGCCGGCGCCGACGTTACCGGCCTGCCGTCCGGCGCCGGCCTGGCGGAGCGCGCCATCGACGCCGAGATCCGCTCCGGTGGCGCCTTGCTCCGCCGCCTGCTGAAGGAGGCGCGCCGTGGGCGTTGAAGGGCTGTTTAAGGACGCGCCCGTCCTGCGGTGGAGCCACGAGGAGAAGGCCAACACCTGGTCGGCTGTCGGTCCGCGGGGCATCTCCGCGCGCCTCTATCTGTCCGCTATCTCCGGACGGTGGGTGCTCACGGTGGAGGTGCCGCCCGGCTTTTCGCGCACGCGCCAGCTCCTCGCACAGGACGAGTTCCGCACCCTTGCCGAGGAGTGGATTCGGGAGGCCGCCCGTGCCTGACTCCCCGTCCACGCTGTTCGACGACATCGCCTCTGTGATCGGCGCCAGCGCCGCGCTGGCCTTGTTCCGTGCGCGTGGGGGCGGGCGGGTCACGATCCCCGCGTATGCGCAGAGTGGTCACTGGCTGGTCGAACTGATCGGCTGGAAGGCCGCGCACGCACTCTGCGATTATTTCCGAACCGGAAGTCCGAACCTGAACACCATGCGCGGGGCGGAGATCGACTTGCCCCGTGGGCCGACCGGCGTCGTCGGCGAGTTCGCCCCCACGCTCGCTCGCGCCAAGCGCGTCATGGCTGAAGCGCTTGAAAATGGCGTCTCCGCGGATGAAGCTGCGCGCCGCGCTGGCCTCACGCGCCGCACCGCCTACCGGATGCGCAAGCGCTCAAAGCGCGATCCTCGGCAAGGCGAGTTCTTCAAATAGCGGCCTAGATCCTCTTTCCCGAGGGGCCTCCCCGGTGACCGTGTCACCGGCAACACGGGAAGCCCATCCGGCATCGTCCCAACGTCAGCGCGCCCGGCGCGCGTCGCGCGTTGGGAGCCGATGATGCCGAAGCAGGAATTCGTGGATGCCGTCATTGGCGCGGCAAAGGCGAACGGCATTCCGGCCGCCGCGCTCCTCGCCGTAGTCGAGATCGAAGCCGAGTGGAAGGCGTTTGAAGACGACGGTGTAACGCCCTGTCTCCTGTTTGAGCGGCATGTCTTCTATCGCGAGCTGAAAGAGCGCGCGCCCGACAAGCTCGGTGCCGCGGTGAAGGCCGGCCTTGCCCGCCAGAAGTGGTCGCCCTCGACGCAGTACAAGGATCTGGGTCCCTCCAAGGCGCGTCTTGCGATCCTCTCCCGCGCCCGCGGCATCGACGAGGAGTGCGCCAACCGGAGCTGCTCCTGGGGCCTCGGCCAGACCATGGGCTTCCTCGCCGAGGAGCTGGGTTACACCTCGGCCACCGTCATGCTCGATCGCATGGTCGCCGGCGGCGTCGCCGCCCAGGTCGACATGATGATCGCCGAAATCAAGCGCAAGAGCTTGGTCGACGAATTGCAGCGCGGGGATTGGGCGGGCTTCGCCCGTGCCTACAACGGCGAGGGCTACAAGAAGAACGAATACGACACCAGGCTCGCCGCCGCCTGCCGCCGCTGGGAGGCGAAGCTTGGCGGCGCGCCGGTGGGCGATCCCGATCTGCCCAAGGTCCAGAGCGACCTCATCGCCCTCGGTTACGACCTCGGCCCGGCTGGCGCGGACGGTGTGCTCGGCCGGCGCACCCGAGAGGCGGTGCTCCGCTTCCAGGAGGAGCAGGGGCTTGCCGTGGACGGCAAGATCGGGCCGCAGACCAAGGCGGCTATTCTGGCCGCCATACAGGCCAAGGAGTCGCCCCGGAGCGCCGCGCTGGCCAAACCGCCTGTCGCCTCGCCGCCGCCGGCTCCCGTTCCTGTGCCCGCGCCGGCCAACGCCCCATCCACGCCCGAACCGGTGCAGCCCACCAAGGAAGTGATTGAGTTCGTACAGCGACGCCTACGCGAGCTGAACTATAGCCACGTCGGCAATGTGGACGGGGAGCTCGGCGGCTGGACGGAGGACGCTATCCTCGCGTTCCGGCGCGGCAACAGCCTGCCGCTGGTTCCCATCATCGACAGCCAGCTCCTGGTGGCGCTGGCCGGCGCGAAGCCGAAGGTGATCGCAGAGACCCGCGCGAACGCGACGCCCGCTCAGGTGGCAAGGAAGATCCCGGCCGTGGCCGCTGCCCGCGCCGCCGTCATGTGGTCCAAGGTCCAGGCGTTCGGGGCTCTGATCGTCGCGGCGATCACCGGGATGCTCCAGTGGACCGGCGAGGCCGTCGACAAGCTTTCGCCGCTCCAGGCCACGTTCGGCTCCGCGCCCATGTGGCTCCTGATCGCCGCCGTGGCGGGCGTGTCGTTCCTCCTGTGGCGCAACTCGCGTGCGGCCACCGCCGACACGGTGGATGCCTATCGCTCGGCGAGGCTCATGTGATGGGAGCCCTGGTCTCCTTCCTCATCTACGGCATCGACTGGCGCCTCCAGGCGGTGGGGGGCCTCGTTGCCATCGGCGGGCTCGCCATCGTCCTGATCCGCCTTCTGGGGATGAAGCTCGCCCTCAAGGTGCTCGCCGGAATCGGCGCCGTCTATGCCGCGCTCGTCTACGGCCGGCGCGAACGTCAGCAGGGGCGGGCGGACACGCTCGCCGAAGGAGAGCGCAATGCTCAGGAAGCTTTGGACCGCGCGGCGCGTGCGCAACGTGCTGCTCGCGATCAGTACACCTCTCGCCCTGACCGCCTGCGTGACAACGACGGGTACCGGCGCGACTGAGGTCTATTGCGGGGCGACCTCTCCCGCCCGGTGGTCGGTGCACGACACCGATGGGACCATCCAGTGGTCAAAGGAGCACAACGCGAAGCGTCGCGCGCTGTGTGGCGCCTGATGGCGGACGATGGCGACGTTGCCCAGGCGCTCGACGAGCGCATCCGCGCCGGAATGATCGCCGCGGCACGGGCACAGATCGAGGGCGAAGGTACCGACGATTGCGAGGACTGCGGCGCGCCGATCGGGGCCGCGCGCCGCGCTGCGTTGCCTTCGGCCTCGCGGTGCGTGGATTGCCAGGAGCGCCGCGAGCGCCGGAAGGAGTTCAGATGATCGAGGTTCCCCACCTGATGCAGGCGCTCATGCTGTTGCTGGCCGCGGCAAGCCTTGCGACCACCATCATCATGACGCGCGGCAAGGCGGCGGCCGACAAGGTGACCGCGCTGGAAGCCAAGCTCTCCGACCGGGCAAGTGACGGGCGTGTCGAGACGCTGGAACTGCGCATGAGCAAGGTCGAAGACCGCATCACGCGTACCGAGAGCGTCCTCGGCAACGTGCCGGACAAGGAAACCAGTCACCGGCTCGAAATGGCGATCGCCCGGCTCGAAGGTCGCTTGGAAACCATGGACGAGCGGATGAAGCCCGTGGCCGCCATGGCCAACCGGGTTCACGAACGCCTGTTTGAGGAGGCCGCGCGATGAGCAAGGAGAAGCTGAGCCGGGACGAGTGGCTGCGCGAGGAGGCGCGGCTCATAATCCTGAGGATGCTCGGCGAGGAGCCGAACTGGAGCCTGCACAGCCCCATCATCCTGCGCGAGCTGAGGGAGCGCTGGATGGTCACGCGCGACCGTCCCTGGCTGCATATCGAACTCGACTATCTTGCCGAGCTCGGCGCGATTTCGATCGTGAACGTCGAGACGATCAAGATCGCCACGCTGACCGAGCGCGGCAAGCGTCACATCGATGGCGAGATCGTCCTGACCGGCGTGAAGCGCCCCTCGCAGCAGGTGCTCTGACATGGCCCCGCCGCGCGGCCGCGGCCGCCTCTCCGAGATCGATCGTCTCCCGGAGTGGGCCGACGAGGCGAAGATGGCCGCGCTGGTGGCGCTCAAGGAACGCAAGCTGACGCAGCTGGAAATCCTTGAGCAGTTCAACGCTGCCCTGCGCGCCGCCGCCTGGGAGCAAGGCATCGCCACTCCGCCGCAAATTTCCCTCTCCGCCTTCAATCGCACGGCGGTGCGCCTGGCCGTGCATGGCCGGCGGATGGAGGAGACGCGGGAAATCGCGGCCGTCCTGGCGCCGAAGATCGACGAGGCCGGCGACGCCTCCCTGACCCTCCTCATCTCCGAAACCATCAAAACGCTGGTCTTCGAGATGCTCGGCAATGCCGGCGAGCTCTCGGCCGATGGCGACACAGCCGAAATGCTCATGTTCACGTCGCGCGCCCTGAAGCACGCCGAGGAGGCGAAGAAGATCTCCACCGAGCAGCGGCGCAAGTTCGAGCTGGAGTTCAAGGCCAAGACGGACGAGGCGGTCGAGAAGGTGGTCAAGGCCCGCGGCGGCACCGCCGATGACATCGCCGCGCTGCGCGAAGCCATCGGCGTCCAGATCGCCAAGAAGGGGTGAGCGGGCATGATCCACGCCGATCCCGAGGAGCTTGTCGCCCGCGGCCGCGCCATCTCGAAAGAGGACTGGATCAAGCTCCGGTGGGAGGACGTGCGGGCGGGGCGAACCGGGGAGGAGGCCGGCCAGCCCCTGTTGCGCTATCAGCGCGAGCTCCTCGCCTCCACCGCCGCCCACCAGGTCACCGTCTGCGAGAAGTCCCGCCGCACCGGCATGACCTGGGCGGCTGCGGCCGACGCAGTGCTCACGTCCGCCGCCAGCCGCGAGGCCGGCGGCATGGACACGCTCTATATGGGCTACAACCTCGACATGGCGCGGGAGTTCATCGACACCGCCGCCTTCTGGGCCGAGAGCTTCGGCGAGGCGCTGTCCGAGGTCGGCGTCCAGGACTTCCTGTTCGACGACGACGGCAAGCCCATCCAGGCGTTCCGCATCTCCTTCGCCAGCGGGTTCGAGATCGTCGCCCTGTCGTCGCGGCCGCGATCCCTGCGCGGCCGCCAGGGCTATCTCATCCTCGACGAGGCGGCGTTCCACGAGGACCTTCAGGCGGTGGTGAACGCCGCCGTGCCGTTCCTCATGTGGGGCGGCAAGATCCTTATCATCTCCACCCACTTCGGCGAGGACAACCCCTTCAACAAGCTGATCCAGGACTCGCGCGCGGGCCGCAAGCCCTATGCCGTGCTGCGCGTCGACCTGGACGAGGCCCTGCGCGACGGGCTGTTTCAGCGCATCTGCCGGAAGACAGGGCAGAACTGGAGCCCGGAGGCGGAAGGCGAGTGGCGGGCGACGCTCATCGCCGCCGCCGCGGACGCGGCCGACGAGGAGTTCTATTGCATTCCCTCCCAGGGCGGCGGCGCGGTGCTCAACGGCGCCCTGATCGAGGCGCGCATGGGCCAGGGCATTCCCGTGCGGCGCCTGGAGCGGACGGCGGAATGGGGCCTCCTTCCGGAAGCCTATCGGCGCGCCGAGGTGAAGGACTGGTGCGAGGAACACCTTGCGCCCGTGCTGTCCGCCATGGACCCGCATCTGCCCACGTCGTTCGGCGGGGACTTCGGGCGCGTGGCCGACCTGACCGTCTTCTGGCCGCTCCAGACGCTGCGAACGTTGAAGCGCGCCACGCCCTTCGTGGTGGAGCTGCGGAACATCCCGTTCGACCAGCAATGGCAGATCGGCAAGTTCATCTGCGACCGGCTCCCGCGCTTCTCGGCCGCGAAGCTCGACGCCATCGGCATCGGCATGCAGCTTTCTGAGCAGTTCGCCCAGACCTATGGCGTGCTGCGGGCCGAGCCGGTGAAGCTCTCCGCCACCTGGTACATCGAAAACGTGCCGGCGCTCAGGGCGGCTTTCGAGGATGACGCCATCCTCATTCCCGCCGATCTCGACATCAAGGGCGACCTTCAGCTCCCGGTGATGAAGGGCGGCGTCCCGACCATGCCGCCGGTGCGCACCACCGGCGCCGACGGCAAGAAGCGCCACGGCGATGCGTTCGTCGCCCTTCTCCTCGCCCATGCGGCGAGCCGGGCCAATGTCATCTCCTACGACTACACGCCCGCCTCCGACCTGGACGGCGGGGACGAATCCATCTTCGCCGAACCCTCCGGAGGTCGTGCACTATGGTGAGCCGCCCCCAGCTCCTCGGCCCCAACGGTCTCCCGATCGACCGGTCCCTCCTGTCGCAGGAGGTTGCCGCGCCCACAGTCATGGGCGTACGCGCGACGCATCACGAGGCCATCGCCTCCGGCCTGAAGCCGGAGCGCCTCGCCCATGTGCTGCGGCAGGCGCAGCTGGGCAATGCTCGCGACTATCTCACGCTCGCGGAGGAGATGGAGGAACGCTACCTGCACTATGCCAGCCAGGTGCAGACGCGGCGGCTCGCCATCGAGAGCATCACGCCCACCGTGGAATCGCCCAAGGGGATGGACACGCGCATCGTCGACGCGGTGCACGAACTCCTGGACGATGCCGGCCTCCTCGACTCCCTCGGCGAGCTGACGGACGGCATTGCCAAGGGCTACGCGGTTGTGGAGCCCATCTGGGAATACGACCGCAAGCTCCTGCGCCCCGTGGAGTTCAAGCCCCGCGACCAGCGGTTTTTCCAGTTCGACCGGGTCACCCTGCGCGAGCTTCGCCTGGCGCGGGACGGGAGCCTCGACGGCGATCCCATCGAGAAGCCGACCTTCATCGTGCACATGCCGCGCTCCAAGAGCGGCATTCCCATCCGCCGCGGCTTCGCGCGGGCGGCGTGCTGGGCCTTCATGTTGCAGAGCTTCGCACTCAAGGATTGGGCAGCCTTCGCGGAGATCTATGGCGTGCCGTTCCGCGTCGGCAAGTACCACCCCGGAGCGTCCGAGAAGGATAAGAAGGCCCTCCTGCGCGCCGTTGCCTCCATCGCCAACGATGCCGCAGCCATCATCCCGCAGGGCATGGAGATCGAGTTCGTCGAGGCCGAGGGCGCCAAGGGCGAGGCGGTGTTCGGTGGCCTGCTCGAATATCTCGACAAGCAGGTGTCCAAGCTGGTGGTGGGCCAGACCATGACGGCCGACGATGGCTCGTCCATGGCCCAGGCGGAGGTGCACAACAAGGTCCGCATCGACATCATGCAGGCCGATTGCCGCCAGCTCGCCAACACCCTCAACCGTGACCTGATCCCGTGGTTCGTCGCCTTCAATTTCGGGCCGCAGGATGCCTATCCTCGCGTGACCCTCCCTGTGCCCGAGCCAGAGGACCTCAAGGAGCTGACGGAGGGTGTCGCCCGCCTGCTCCCGTACGGCCTCAAGGTGGGCCAGAAGCAGATGCGGGAGAAGCTCGGCCTGTCCGAGCCCGAGGAAGACGACGAGCTGCTCACCCCGCAGGCCCCCGCCAGGCCCGACGCGAAGGCCCCTTCAAACCCGGTTCAACAGCCGTCGCCGGCCGACCCGAATAAGCCCGGCCGTGCGGGCCTCTCGGCGGACGGCGGCTTCTCCCACCCACGCGGATGCGCCTGCGCCGGCTGCCGCTCCTTCGCCGCGTTGGCGGCCGGGGGGCAGGGCCTTGACGTGGAGGCGGAGCTGGAGACCCTGTTCGCGGAGGAGATGGCGGATTGGGAACAGGTTACCGACCCGATGTTCGCCAAACTGCGGGCCGGCCTCGCCAAGGCCAACTCCTACGACGAGCTCATCGCCCTGTTGCCGGAGATTGCGGGACAGGGCGGCGCCGAGCAGCTCGCCGAGCGCCTGGCGCGGCTCACCGCCATCGCCCGCGGCCTCGGCGACGTGGCCGACTGAGCCGCCGTGCGCCGCCGCCAGTTCCTAGGCCTCCTCCTCGCGGCTCTTGCCGGCGAGGTGAAGCGCGGCATGGATGCGCCGCCGGAGGTGCTCGACTATTTCCGGCGCAAGGAGCTGGCACCGCACTTCTCCTGGCAGGACATGTGGGGCGAAGAGCACGCCCACGCCTTCACTGTCGCGGGCGTGACTGATGCGCGCGTCCTGGCGGAATTCCGCGCGGGCATCGACAAGGCCATCGCCGAGGGCAAGGGCTTCGAGACGTTCCGCGAGGAGATGCGCGCTCGCCTCACGCCGCACGGCTGGTGGGGCGCGCGCGACGTAGTCGACCCGGCGACGGGAAAGGCGAAGCGCGTGGACTTCTCGGTTCCCCAGCGCCTGGAGACCACGTTCTGGAGCAACATGCGCGCGGCGCGCGCGGCGGGCCAGTGGGACCGTGCCCAGCGGACCAAGGCGGCGCTGCCGTATTTCCTCTATGTCCGCACTACCTCGGCACACCCGCGCCCGAACCATCTGCGCTTCGTCGGCGTGATCCTGCCGGTGGACGATCCGGCCTGGAGCTGGATGTTCCCGCCCAACGGCTGGGGCTGCAAATGCTCGGTGCGCCAGATCTCGCTCGGCCGGCGCGACCGGTACCTAGAGGGCACGAAGGGCGAGGACGGCGTCTGGTTCACGGACGAGGCCCCACCCCGGAACGACAAGAGGTTCGTGAACAAGCGAACGGGCGAGGTCACGATGGTGCCCGACGGGATCGACCCCGGCTGGCACACCAATCCCGGAATCGGACGGGCGAAGACGCTGGGGCAGCAGCTGGTGGCCCGGCTCGGCGAACAGGAGCCCGCCGTCGCGCGGGCCATGACGCGCCGGTTCGTCCGCACGGACGGGTTCGAGAGCTTCGTCTGGCGCGCCCACCGGCGCGAGGAGCAATGGAGCAAGCTGCCCGCGGCCACCAGGGCGACCGCCGCCGGCCGCCACGCGCATTGGGACGATGCGCCCATGCCGGTGGCCGTGCTGCCGGCAGACCTCGCCGGCGGCCCCGCTGTCACCTCGATCGTCACCGCCACCGATTACGCCGTCGCCCACAATGCCAGCCATGCCATGACGGCGTTCGAGTGGGCGCGGGTGCAGCAGCTCCTGGACGTGGGGGAGGTCCGGCGGCGCCGGCGCGACGACGCGCTCCAGGTGTTCGTGCCGCGCAGCGCTGATCGTTCGGCCTGGTGGTACGTCATTCTCCAGCGGGACGGCGACCGCTGGCGGATTGGAACGCAGATGCGCGCCAGTGTGCGCTATGTCGCCAAAGAGAAGGGCGCTGGTTTGCTCCTGCGCCAGGGCGGCGCGACCGTAATCGAGGAAGGAGTCGGGGAAATCGCGGCGGAGGAGAGGCCGTGACCTACCTCCCAGCGGAGCTTCCTGCAGTCCCTAGTGGCACCTACGCAAGACGTCTATAATGCCATCGGGAATTTATAGGGAGGCATTGTATCAACATGGGCTTGATGGCGTCTTCATGGCGAGCTCTTGCTGCGATTTACAAAAACGGCATCGTAAGGTTTGCGTCTTTGCTGGGATTGATATTGGTGTTGATGTCGCTTGTGTTTGCGTTGGTTGGTATCTATGGAGACATGAAAGACGCGCGAGAGCTGGTAGAGAAAATATTTGAAATCTCAAGTTCGCCATGGATTGGTATTATTTGCGTTGGCTTTATCATTCTTATTTTAATAGTAGGAGTGTCACAGGTAATTGAATCTCAAAGAAAAGGATCAATCGAAGACAGAAATATTCTTGAGCGTGAAACGGCGGCTCAGCGGGAAGCAGTCAGAATCCCAAATGCGATAGCGTTGAATTTCATGAAACTTCGTAATGTGATTTTGGCAGAAGATATTCTAATTCGCCTTCGGGGCGAAATTGATGTCTATGCGGGGAAAGCATCTCACATGGAAATTCAGCCCGAACTCAGGCAATTTGAATGGTCATTTGGAGAATATCAGTTCTTTAACTTGCCAGATTATTTCAATTCGATGTCAGGGGATATCTATAAATTATTACGTCAGCAGGAATCCCCCGTCCGATTCAGGGTTGTGGAGCCGATTTGGGTAGACGAGGACACGTTTCACTTGATGGGGCGCCGAATGGACGATGCAGCTCGAAGAGACTATCAGAGCGCAAATCGACAAAACATCGAAATGATGAATGAAAAAATAAGTTCGATATCTCAAATTGTCGCGAATCAGAAAGCCTCTCTTCTGCAAGAAGGGAACCAGATATCGTCTTCAATTGAGGGCTGATCGTCCAGCGCCTTGCCAACGGGACGCCACTCTTGTGCTCTGGCGAAGAAAATCGCGGCGGAGGAGAGGCCGTGACCCCTCTCACCGGACTTGCCGGAAGGAACGGTGCCCGAAGGCTGATTCTCCGCCGCAGTTCAAGGATAACGCCGAACGGGGCGGCACTCAATCGCCGCTGCGGATTGACCGTGTTCCTGTTTTGTTCTTTTTTCTTGAGATGGCGGACCGGCTGTCGAATTACCCCTACGTCCTCGTGCGGATCGGCTGCACCCTGTGCGGCCGGCGTGGCCAGTACCGGCTTGCCCGCCTTGCCGCGAAGTTCGGGCCGGAGACGTCGCTTGAGGACCTCCTTGACCAGTTCGCGCTCTCCTGCCCCTATCCGCGTCCAGGCCGTCTCCCGAAGCGCAGGAAGTACCAGGCGGTTTGCGGAATCGAGCTTGTGGACATCGGCAACCCATCGCCCCGTCCGCCCGATCTTCCGCGCCGTGGGCTGGTGGCTATCCCCGGCGGCAAATCGGATGCTCCGGAGAAACCCGATAAGAAGGCGGCTGGAGGCGGCTAAGGCGGCCGGGACGGGCCGGACTGCCGCCGGGAGGCCAAATGCCGCCCCACGGCTTTCAATGGTGCTTTAAATTCGGTCGTGGCGTATTACGAACGGGCGCAGGCGCATCCGGATTGATCCTGCGAACTGAACTGGCCCGGTGACACTGTCACCGGCGCAGCCTCTTGGGCGAGCACCTAGCGTGCCCCCATGTCTCGCCGCTCCGCAACCCCCACCACGCCCCTCGCCACCGGCGTCATCGCCGGAGAGGTCGCCACGCTTGCGGCCGGCGATGCCTTGCCGAGCGAGATCAAGATCGCGCCGGCCGGGACCGTGACCACGCGGGACGGCCGGAGCTTCTCCTTCGATCCGGCGGTGCTGGTCGCGCGGTTCCAGGCCGAGGGCGTGGACCTGCCCATCGATCTCGATCACGCGATCTCCCGCCGCTCGCTGTTCGGCGAGCGGGCGAACGCCGTGGGATGGATCAAGGGCCTCTCGGCTCGCCCCGATGGGCTGTACGCCACAGCCGTCGAATGGCTTCCGGAAGGCGAGGCGGCCCTCGCGGCGCGGAGCCACCGCTACGTCTCCCCGACCTTCCACCACACCGACACCGGCGCCGCGACCTGGCTGCATTCCGTCGCCCTGGTCGCCGCGCCTGCCTTGTCCATGCCCGCCGTGGCGGACGCCAACGGTCACATCCAGGAGCCTTTCGTGCTGAAAGCCATCGCCAGGGCGCTCGGCCTCGCCGAGACCGCCGACGAGGCCGCGTGCCTCTCCGCCATCGCCACCATGACCATCGGGAAGGTGGACAAGGCGGTTCACGACCAGGCGCTCGCCAACCTCGCAGCTGTCACGACCGAGCGGGACAGCGCGGCCTCCAAGCTCGCCGAGCTCGCCGCCACCTCGCGCAAATCCAAGGTGGACACGATGATCGAGGGCGCGCTCGCCGCCAAGAAGATCGTGCCCGCCCAGCGCGACCAGTACGTCGCCCTGTGTGCCACGGACGCGGGCCTCGCCCAGGTCGAGGCACTGCTGGCGGTGACGCCCGCCAATCTCCAGGCCTCCACCCTGGACGGCCGCGTTCCCAGCGACGCGGATGCCCCCGCCGATCCCGTGGCGCTCGCTGCCGCCGCGTCCGCCTATCAGAAGAGGCTCGCGGAGGCCGGAACGAACATCGCTTACGCCGATGCCGTCATTGCCGTGAAGGAGGGCAAGAAGTGAGGCCGCTGATCAAGTCCTACGTGGGGGCGGTCGCGATCGCCCCCTTCCTCATTGTCAAGGCGGCAGCTGCTGCCATCGACACCACTGTCCGCGCCGCCGCCGCCGCCACCGATGCGCTCATCGGCATCACCGGCTCCATGGGCGGCGATGCCGGCGATGCCGTCGACGTGACAATCCTCGGGCCGGCCGAGGTGCGCCTGGGCGGCACCGTGGCATTCGGTGATCCGCTCACCTCGGATGCCAACGGCAAGGCCATCAAGGCCGTGGGCACCGCGGCCACCACCAAGTTCATCGTCGCCTATGCGCTCGCCCCCGGCGTCGCCGACGACGTGATCCCCGTCCGCGTCGCGCCCGGCATCCTCGCCCTGGCCTGACCCCCAACCCGTCAACGAGGTTCCCATGGCCAAGCGTCCCTTCGTCGTCGATCCGGTTCTGACCGCGATCGCCATCGGCTACACCAACCCGGCCGACACCCTGATCGCCGACGAGGTGCTCCCGCGCGCCCAGGTCGGGCAGGAGACCTTCAAGTGGACCAAGTACCCGCTTGAAGACGGGTTCTCGATCGACGAGACGCTCGTCGGCCGCAAGGGCAAGCCCAACGAGGTCGAGTTCTCCGGTGACGAGGCTGAATCCTCGGTGCAGGACCACGGCCTTGATGCCCCGGTCGTCAACAGCGACGTGGACGCCGCCCGCGCCGCCCGTGAGAAGGGCCTCTCGACCTACGATCCCGAAGCGCGTGCCGTCGCTGGTCTGACGAACCGCATCCAGCTCGCGCGCGAGGTCCGCGTCGCCTCCGTCATCCAGAACCTGAACACCTACGCGGCGAGCCGCCGGGTCACGCTGGCCGGCACCTCGCAGCTCTCTGACTTCAACAACTCCGATCCGATCGCGACCATCTCGGCAGCAATCGACGGCACCCTCGTGTTCCGGCCGAACACCGTGGTGATGGGGAGTGGCGTGTGGTCGGTGCTCCGCCGCCACCCCGTCCTGGTGAACGCCATCCGGGGCAACCTCACGGACAAGGGGCTCATCACGCGCGAGGAGTTCCAGGAGCTCTTCGAGATCAAGAAGCTGCTCGTCGGCTCCTCCTTCGTGAACACCGCGAAGAAGGGACAGGCGGCGACGCTCGCGCGGTGCTGGGGCAAGAACATCGCCTGCCTCTACATCAATCCGGAGGCGACGACCCAGGAGGGCATCACCTTCGGCCTCACCGCCCAGTTCGGCACCCGCATCGCCGGCCGGATCGAAGATCCCGACATCGGCCTGCAAGGCGGCTACCGGGTGCGCTCCGGCGAGCGGATCAAGGAGCTCGTCGTCGCTCCCGACGTGGGCTTTTTCATCCAGAACGCGGTGGCCTGACCATGGCGAAGGCCACGACCAAAGCTCGCGCCGCCGCCGCCACACAGGCGACCACGGCAGACCCCGCGACGCTCACCGCGTCCGAAGCGACCGCAAGCGAGGCGGCCGCGGGGGCCGGCGAACAGCCGCTGACCACCGATACCCTCCCGAGCGAAGACCCGGCACCGGCGGCGGAGGACGGGCAAAACCCGCCCTCCACCAGTCAGCCCGAGGGACGGGGCGTGGAAGAGGATACCAAGGGGGCGCCGACGGGCGATGGCGGGGAGGAGCCCTCGGGTTCCGAACCGTCCGAGCCCGATGCCCCGGCCACGGCCGCAGCGGCCGGAGAGGACCCGGTCCCTCCGGAGCCGGCCCCTCCGACCGAGAACACGGCGGGGGAAAGCGGCAAGGCGCCGGAGGCGGCGGCGGCCGTCGCCTCCGAGCCGACAACCACCCTGGAGTTCGGGGTGTGTTCTCCCATCGAGCTCGACGGCACGCGGTATGAGCCGGGCTCCAGCATCCTGCTCACGCACAAGCTGCATCGCGAGTTGAAGCCGGGCGGCGCCATCCTCGGCGACTGGCCGGCCGAATAGGCCCACCTCAGGCGGTCCTGCGACGGCACCACGAGTGCCCCCGGACGGGACGGTTCGCCGCCCCGTCCACCTTTTCCAGCCGCAGGGGAGTGTCGCCATGAGCGATCGCGTTTCGTCCGCGTCCGAGGACCGCACCGTCAACAACGTGATGCGGCACGAGTACCGGGTGCTCGCCGAGGAGGAGAGGGCGCAGATGCAGGCGATCAAAGACGCCGGCGCCGACTTCCACCGCCTCATCATGAGCCTCGGCGCCAGCCGTGAGCTCTCCCTGGCCGCGACGAAGATCGAAGAGGCGGTCTTCTGGGCGGTCAAGCACGTCACGCGGTGACGCCATGACCTACGCCACCCTCGCCGACGTCCTCACGCGCTATCCGGCGGAAGCCACGGTCCTGGCGGCTGACGAGCAGACCCGCCAACGCTCGGACGTCCGGATCGAGGCGTCCCTGGTGGACGCGGCTCTGGAGATCCGTGCGGTGCTGACCGCCCGTTATACGCCCGCCGAGCTCGCGAATTTGGACGCGGACAGCCGCGCGGTCCTCTCCATCTACCAGATCGACATTGCCCTCTATCGCGTCGCGCTCTCCTTCGGCCGAAGCAATGAGCGCGTGAAGGAGCGGTACGACGCCGCGATCAAGCGGCTGGAAGCCATCGCCGCCGGAAAGGGCGCGCTGACGTTCGAGGGTAGCTCCGGCGGCGTGACCCAGCCTGGAGAGCCCAGCTCCATCGGCCCCGGCGAGCCCGTTGTCGAGGCACCGGAGCGCATCTTCACCCGTGATCGCCTGAGGGGGTGGTGATGGCCGGCATCCGCCTTGTCGTCGAGCTGGACAATGTCGTACCCGAGGCGGTGATGTCGCGCCTGGCCGGCGCCGACTTCGAGCCTCTCCTCACCATTATCGGTGCCGTGCTTGAGTCCTCGACCCGCGAGCGGATCGAGGAGACCAAGACCGCGCCGGACGGTACGCGCTGGGCGCCGAACCGCGAAGGTACATCCACGCTGCTGCGCACTGGCCGGCACCTGCGGGATTCCATCGCCTTCATCGCCTCGGCGAGCGAGCTGGATGTGGGCTCCTCCTGGGAGTTCGCCCACATCCACCAGGACGGCGCCGTCATCAAGCCCAAGAATGCCAAACGCCTGTCCTTCGTCGTCGGCGGGCACCGGGTAAGCGCGAAGCAAGTCACGATCCCGGCCCGCCCTTTCGTCGGCGTCTCCAAAGAGGACGAGGCGGAGATCCTGCGCGTCGCCACCGACTATCTCCGAACCCTCGTTGGAGGCGCGCCATGATCACCTGTCGAACGCTCGTCGAGCGGCTTGCCGACGCCCGCATCGCGCAGCTCGCTCCTGCCGTTGAAGCGACCTTGAAGCCGCTTTTCCCGGATGTGTCCGTGGTGACCCTGGCTGGCAAGATCGACGTGTCCGACGTGATCGAGGGCTCGATCTTCCAGCCGCCCGTCATCGCCGTGACCCTCACCCGCTGGCACGGGCCGGTGGACGTCGGGGGCGGCTTCGCGGTGCCCGTCGAACTCGCGGCCTACGTGGTGACGGAGGAGATGGCCATCGGCGACCTCGCTGTCCGGCGCGAGGTGGTCGCCCATGCCCTCAGCATGGGCCTGCTGGAGATCCTCGCGGATTTGGACGTGCCACGCTGGGGCCTCGACCGCATCGGGTCCCCGGAAGATGCCGAGGCGCGCCCCATTTTCACGGCCCACGCCTATGCCCAGGGCATCGCCTATTACGCGGTCACCTGGCGCCAGAACCTCCTCGCCCTCGGCACCGATCCGCTGGCACGCGTCCCCTACACGATCGTCGAAAGCTTGGACGAGGGCGTGACCACCGTTTGGCCGCCGGATCTGTCGGGGGAGCCCGTATGAACCCCTACATGCGCCGGCTGGCCGCGCGCCTCGATCGCATCGAAAAGCGCCTGGTTGAGCAGGACCAGCGCCTCGCCCGCACCATCCTACGCGGCAAGGTGTCGGCCGTCCGCAAGAAGGACGGGGACTGGCAGGTCCGTCTGGAGCTGGCACAGGACGAAGACGGTGGCGGCCGCGTCCTCTCGCCATGGGTTCCGGTGCAGCCTGCGAGCGCTGGCGCATTGAAGATCAAGGTCAAGCCGACCCAGGGCGAGGGCATGACCCTGCTTTCGCCGTCTGGCGTCGTCGGCACCGCCTCCTGGGCGATCCGCTCGCCCTTCGATCAGGACCACCCAGCGCCCGAGGGCGACGAGGATGTGGTGCTGGAGCGCGGGCGCAGCCGCCTGACGATCGAGGATGGCAAGATCGTCATGACGACGGGCAATGGCCGGATCGAGCTCGACGGCGAGGATCTGAAGGTGAACGGCAAGACGGCCTTCACCGGGGACAAGCTCACCCACAACGGCGTCCCGGTCGGGGACAAGCACACCCACAAGAACGTCATGCCCGGCCCCGGCCTCTCCGGCCCGCCGGTGGAAGGAGCTACCTCGTGACCGAAAAGACGGCGTACCGCCTCACCAAGGACCGCCCCATCCATGGCCGCGCGCGCAAGGATGGCGACACCGTGCACCTGACCGCCGCCGAGTTCGCTGCCGAGTCTGTGTGGGGCGGGCTGGAGCCCGTCACCATCGAGACCCGCGCCGATGCGCCGGCCGAGCGGACCGAAGCGGAGGAGGCCGGTGAGGCCAAGCCCGCATCCCGCCGCACGAAGGGGTGACGGCCCATGGTCGTGCGGACGCAGCGCACCGGAACTGACCGGCTCACGGGGCGCCTTCTGAGGGGGCGCGCCCATGCGGAGCAGTCCGTCCGCGACATCCTCGCGACCCGGACCGGCACACGCTGGATGCGGCTCGACTATGGCTCGGACCTCGCGGCCCTGCGCGGTGAGAACCTGACGGCCGAGAACGTGTTGCGGGCCTATGCGGAGATGGTCGAGGCCATCCACAGCCAGGAGCCGGCGGTGCGCGTCGCGAAGATATCGCCGGCCAAGCTTGACGGCCGGGCCGGTGTCATCGGCTTCGACCTCTATCTCAGATTCTACCCCTACGGGCACCTCGGCGATTACTCGGTGGTCGAGGACATGGACTTGCGGGTACCCGTCACGGCGCTCACTCGCGGGACGGGAGCGGTGGCATGACGGACGGCGTCACCAGCGCGGATCTCGCCGGCCTCCCCCCGGCCCAGGCGATCGAAGAGTACGACCATCAGGCCATCGTGGATGCGTACCTCGCAGACTTCACGGCGCGATGGGAGGCGCTTCGAGCCGCAGATCCCGACCTTCCGGCGATCGACGTCCTGACGCTTGGAAGTGAGCCCACGGTAAAAAAGGCCGAAGCGGCGGCCGGCCGGGAGGTGCTGTTAAGGGCACGGATCAACGATGCGCTGCGCTCCAACCTGCTCTTCTACGCCCAGGGCACCGACCAGGATCATCTGGTCATCTTCTACGACGTGCTGCGCATGCTCGGCGAAAGCGATCCCGCCCTGCAAAGCCGTACGATCCTTGCCATTCAGGGCCGCTCGCCGGGCGGGCCGGAGGAGCGCTACAAGGCCATCGCCCGGGCGGCGGACGTTCGCGTCGCGGACGTGGCGGTCTATCGCGTGGGCCGTGACCCGACCATCCACGTGGCGATCTACGCGACCGACAATGACGGCGTCGCTGACGCCGCGCTGATCGCGAAGGTTTCGGCGGCGCTCCACCATCCGGGTGTCCAGCTCGTCAACGACACCATCGTCGTCGGCGCCGCGATCTTCCAGACCGTGGATGTTGCCGCGGACGTCTGGCTCCTGCCGTCCACCTCGATCACCGTCCTGGACGAGCTTCCCGGCGTGCTGCGCAAGGCGTGGGCGGCGGAAACCGGGATGGGCTTCGACTTCGAGCCGGAGTGGGCCGGAGCGCGCATGAGCGTCTCCGGCGTGCGCAAGATCAAGGTCACGACGCCCGCCGTGGTGGCGGAGCCCTTCCAGGCTCTCACCCTCGGCACCATCACGCCCACCTTCAAGGGGAGGTCCTATTGACGGATCTCCTGCCGGATACGGCCTCCCTGTTCGAACGCACCCTGTCGCAGGCCACGGACCCAACGGCGCGCCTGTCCGAGAGCATCGCCTCGCTGCACGGCCTCAAGGTCGGCAACCCGCCGCCGAGCCTCTTGCCCTATCTCGTGTTTGAGTACGGCCTCGGCCAGCTCACACCCTATCTGCCGAACCTCTATGAGCTGATCGGCGCCGGCATCGACTGGCAGCGCATCCGCGGCACTCACGCGGCCGTCGCCCAGGCGCTCGGCTGGCTCACCTATGCCGGCGCGATCGAGCAGGCGCCCACCCGCCGCCGCTGGTGGAACGCCTGGCAGCTGGCCCTGTCGCGCCTGCGCGATGACGAGGGAGACCTCATCCGGATCGAGGGCCTCGCGAACCTGTCGGCGCCCAAGCGATCCGATTTCTGGCGCGGCCATCACGGCTATGACGCGCGCGAGCTGGAGCTGGGATACGCCCGCTGGGGCGCGACGCTCTTCAGCGACCAGAGCGGTGTCACTGTCGCCCCCGGCGCCGCGAAATGGAGTTTCGGCCGGTCCGTCGAGATCGACCACGACATGACCGAGGCTGAGCTGACCGCCCTCGGCGTGTGGGTCCCGCCCGTCAGCGCCGAGGAACTCGCATGGACCGACCTGGACGCCTCCTGGAGCGAGCTCGACATCACGTGGGTGGACGATGCGGCGGTGACCCGCTCGCTGCTGATGGTCGGCGGCACAGGCACCGGCCCGGCCTGGGCGGTGTTCAAGGATTCGTCAGGCGCGGTGATCGGCTATCGGCGGGCACGGGCGCGCCGCACCGTCATCCCCGACGCATCCGGCGTCTACAGCATCGGGGGCAGCCGCTTCTCTCCCGGCAGCGGCACAGCGCTCTTCGTCGAGGCCCTCACCGATTTCGGCGACGGCGCCGGACGGGAGGCCTCCAGCGTCGGCTTCATCCTGACGGCCGAGCCAGGGCCGGGCCACAAACCCGGTGTCCGGTGGCTTGAGGCCGGCGCACTCGTGCCTGCCGGCCCGATCGTCGCCGAGCGCGCCGTCTCCATTCCCTTCGGCCTCACCGTACGTGACCGCGTCGCCGCCATCCTGAGGTTCTGAAAATGGCCTTTGAACACCCCTCGAACCTCCCCGGCGCCTACGACCGCGCGCGCAGCAACGCGCAGTGGGATGGGCTCGTCTTCGCCGAAGGTCACTTCGCCCAAGGCGCCGAGCTCAACGAGATGCAGACCATGATCGGCCGCCGGGTGAACCGGGTGGGCGACCTGGTGGCGCGGGACGGCGATCGCATCAGCGGCGCCGATATCGTCGTGGATACGGGTGCCGGCCGCATCTCGCTCGCCTCGGGCGCAGTCTATGTCCGGGGTGACACGCGGCCAGTACCAGCCCGAGTCATCGAGGGCGTTGCTCTGGCCGGCGACGTGACGGTCGGCGTGCGCCTGACCACCTCCTATGTCACCGAGGAGGATGACCCGACGCTCGTGGGCCTCGCCCCCGGCAGTCTCGGCGAAGGCGAGCCTGGCGCCGCCCGCATGGTCGAGAGCATCGCTTGGGCATTGGCGACCGATGGCGCGCCCGGCGACTTCTTCGGCGTGTACCTGGTGCGCGACGGCTCGGTCATCGACCAGGCGCCGCCGCCGAACCTCTCCAACGTGAATGCGGCGATCGCCATCTACGACCGGGACGCCAACGGCTCTTATGTCGTGGAGGGGTGTCGTGTCACGGCGCTGGGCGTCGCCGCGGGCGCCCAGGTGTTCTCGATCTCCGAGGGCGTCGCCAACATCTTCGGGTTCAAGCGCACGCGTGCCACCTCCCTGCGCCATGCGGAAGTCGAGGCCTGGGATGTGGAGACCGTCGACGCGGAGCCGCACACCTTCGACGGCGCCGGCTCCGCCACCATCGCGCTCAACCACGGTCCCATCGATACAATCAACAGCGTCGTCATCACGAAGCAGGCGACCGAGACCGTCGTGCGGGGATCGCCGAACAACTCCTCGGACGCCCTCGGCCACAGCGGCGTGACCCTGATCGTCTCGGTGACGCAGGGCGCCACCACCTATGTTTCCGGGGCCGACTACACGCTCGCAGCGGACCGGGTAAATTGGGCGCCGGGCGGGGCGGAGCCGGCGGTGGGCTCCTCCTATCAAGTGACCTATCGCTACCTCGACGCGGTGGCGGTGGACAGCCAGACCACGGACACGATCACCGTTTCGGGCGGGGTCACCGGCTCGGCCGTGATCGTCGGCTACGACTGGCGGCTCCCGCGCGTGGATCTCGTCTGCCTCGACCAGTCGGGCGGGGCGGTCTATCTGAAGGGCACATCGGCCCGCACCACGCCCATCGCGCCGATCTCGCCGGTCACGCTCCTGCCGCTTGCGGAAGTGACCAATGACTGGCGCGGCACGCCGAAGGTGGTGAACACCGGCGTCCGGTCCATGCACTACAGCCAGATCTGGCGCATGTGGAACCGCCTGGTCGACGCCCTCGACCTGATCGCCCTGGAGCGGCTGAAGAGCGATATCGACACGCGCGAGCCGGTAGCGAAAAAGGGCGTCTTCGTCGATCCATGCGTGGACGACAGCTATCGCGACAGCGGTGTTGCCCAGGACGCGGCTGTCTTCCTCGGTTCGATCCAGCTCGCCATCGACCCGACCTTCCACCCGGTGGAGATCGCCGCGCCGATCATGCTTCTCTTCACCGAGGAGGTGATCGTCTCCCAGCCGCTGAAAACCGGCTGCATGCGGATCAACCCCTATCAGGTGTTCGACCCGCTGCCGGCGCGCATCGGCCTCACACCCTCCATGGACTTCTGGACAGAGAGCCGGGACGAGTGGCTCTCGCCGCAGACGCAGGCCATCACGAACCGGCGCATTGGCTGGGGGCACGGCAATCCAACCGTCACCCGGCGCACCACCGTTGCCGACGTGCTGGTGGACGAGCGCGAGGAACTGGTGGAGTTCCTGCGGCAGATCGAGGTGGCGTTCCACGTCCAAGGCTTCGGGCCGGGGGAGACCCTTGCCGCACTTACTTTCGACGGCGTCAATGTGATGCCGGCGGGGCTGGTGGCCGATGCGGCCGGCGAGCTTTCCGGGACCTTCATAATCCCGCCGGGCATCGTCGCCGGCACCAAGGAAGTGGCGGCGACCGGCGGCAGCGGCACCACGGCGCGCGCGCTCTTCGTCGGCCAGGGTGAGATCGATATCGACGTGATGCAGCGCCAGACGCTGGTCGAAACGACCATCACCTATTGGACCGATCCGCTCGCGCAGACCTGGGCCCTGCCGGCGGAGCGGCATGTCGTGGGCGTCAACCTCCACCCCTGCACGATCGGTGACCCGGCGAACGCGGTGGTGCTCGATCTGGTGCCCACCGCCACCGGCCTGCCGACGCAGGACGTCATCGCCTCGGCCTACAAGCCCATGCTCGGCGTGGAGGTGGGGGATACGCTGGCGATCCGGTGGCGTGCCCCTGTCTACACGCCGGCCGAGGTGGAGCGGGCGTTCGTGGTGAAGACGGATGACGGCTACCACGCCCTGTCCATCGCCACCCTTGGAGACTTTGACGCCACCCTCCAGCGGTGGGTCAGCGCGCAGCCCTACAGCGTGGGCACGCTGCTCTCATCCGCCAACACCTCCACCTGGACGCCGCACCAGGCGGCCGACCTCGCGTTCGAGCTCGTCGCTGCGCGCTTCGGCCCCACCACGCGGACCGTACCGCTTGGCTCGTTCAACCTGGTCGACTGCTCCGACCTCATCATCCTCGCGACCGTGGAACTGCCGACCGGAGATTGCAGCTTCCGTTTCGAGCTGGTGCGGGCGGGCGGCGAGGTGTTGGCGCTCCAGCCCAACCAGGCGATCGAGTTCGCCACCTACGTCACCGAGACGGTGCAACTGCGGGCAGTGCTGACAGGCACGGTGTTCGTTTCTCCGACCCTGTTCCCTGGCGTGATGCTGGTGGCCGGCAAGATGCGCGCGTCCGGCTCTTATGTGAGCCGCCAGTTCGCCGCCGGGGCCGGCGTCCGCGTGTCCGCCAACCTGAAGGCGCTCCTCCCGGCGGGATCGAGCGTCACGGTCGATATGGACGCAGGAGGCGTCTGGACCCCTGTGCCGCTCACCCACACCGAGGCGCTCAACGACGGCTGGGCGGAGCGCGAGCACACCATCGACCCGCTCACCGGAGCTCAGACGCGCCTGCGCCTGACCCTCAATGGAACGCCCGCCGCTCGGCCGTCCCTGGCCGACGTCCGCGCGGTCTCGATCTGAGGATAGCGACCATGCCTGTGATCGATGATCGGACTTCGCGGAACTATCCGCTCCCGCACGCCAGCAACAAGATCGCCGACGATGTGGTCCGGCTGCGCGAAGCGCTGACGGCCGTCGATGGCGACGTTGTGGCTCTCCTCGTGGAGCTTGGCGCGAAAGCGGCCATCGGCCACGTCCATGCCCTTGCGGACATCACGGGCCTTGTCACTGCGCTGGCGGGCAAGGCGGCGAGCGGGCATCTCCATGCGCTTGCCGACCTCACAGACGTCGACGTCTCGACGGTCGCAAACGGGCAGCTCCTCAAGCGGGTCGGGACGAAGTGGCAGCCCGCAAACCTCTTGCTGGGCGACATCGGCGGATGGGAGGCCACCGTCCAGGCGATGATCGCCACCAACGTGTCGGCGCTGGTGGGCTCCGCACCCGCCACCCTCGACACCCTGGCGGAGCTGGCCACTGCACTCGGCAGCGATCCCAACTTCGCGGCCACCGTCATGGCGGCAATTGGCGGCAAGGCCCCGCTCACCCACGGCCATGCCATGGGCGATATCACGGGCCTTGTCACCGCGCTTGCAGGGAAGGCGGCGAGCGCCCATGCGCATGTGGCGGCCGACATTTCCAACTTCGCCGGGGCCGTCGCGGCGCTCATTCCGCCGATCTATTTCGAGAAGCTGTGGGACACCACCATTTCGACGCTCGTTGCGGGCGTGGAACACAGCGTCGACTTCGGCACCTACACCGCGGCGCTGACCTTGGTGCTCGGCGTTTCCGGCGATACCGGCGCGACCAACGGTTTCCACCGAATCAACATGCTCGATAGTTCCGGGACTGTGCTGGAGAACGCACAGTCGGGCGTGTCCATCGGCGCTGCCAACCACTCGTCGAGCGCCACCTTCTGGAGCAAGTACGGCATCATGGGCGCGGGCGCGCCCAGCAACGCAAAGACCTTCGATACTGCCCAACGCATGCGTTACGCCCTCAACGGCTCCGGCACCAATCTGGATGCCGGCCGCATCATCACCTTCGGGATCAAGATATGATGCAGGTCTACATCGACGACGAGCTCGTCACGCTCACACCCGAGGATGCCGCCCTATGGCAGGCGGCGGCATCGGCCGCGCTGCTGCCGGACAAGATCACCCGGACCCAGGGGCTGCTCGCCCTCCTGGAGCGTGATCCGCCCATCACCGAGGCGCAGATCCTCGCCTTCATCGCGACCATCGAACCCGAGATCGAGCGCGAGCGGGTGCGTATCCTCTTCGCCAATCCCGACTGGCGGCCGAATGATCCCCTGTGGTCGCAGCATTGCGCGACGTTCGGGCTGACATCCGCTGACGTCGGGGACCTGTTCCGCCACGCAGCTACACTCTGAAAGGCATTGCCATGGACTACAGGGGCTTTCAAAGCGAGGCAGGCGGCATCGCCGTGCGGCATTGGCCAATCGTGCCGGCGGCAGCCGACTTGAACCCCAGGCCGTGGGCGATCTTCGTCGCCGCAGATGGCAATGCGGTGATCCAGGACGAAGACGGGAGGCAGCTGACCTATCCCGTCTACGCCGGGCAAATCCTGCCGTTTTCTCCGGTGCGGGTTCTCGCCGGCACCACCGCCACCCTCTTTGGATGGAAGTGAGCCATGCTGCGAATTGGCATTGCGCTTCGGAACATTGCCATGCGTTGGCGATGGCCGCCGCCCCCGCCGGCAGGCATGGTTTATCTCGTCGACGGCGATGGCGCCTACTTGCGTGACAGCGATGGCGCCTTTTTGGTAGAGGCGATCTGAGCCTTGCTCTCGCCCGAGCCCGAAATTGAGCTGATCCCCGGCGAGACGTGGACCGCCGCGATGCTTCGGGAGTTGCGGCGTGGATGCCGGGACGGGGAGCCGGTGACGGTCCTTGCCGCGAGGCTACGATCAAGTGTTCGGGCCATCAGCCGGCGGATCGAGCGGTACGGTTTCGAGCCGCTGGAAGATGGCCGGGTGAAGAGCCGGCGACTGACCGAGCATGAGATCGGGCAGTTTCGACAGTTGCGCGATTCCGGCGTTCCGAAGGGCGTCATAGCCGATCGCCTCGGTGTCACCCAGGTCCAGTTGAACCGAGCGATCCGATACTTCGCACTCGGCCGGCCCAAGGTTCGGCTTTTCCGCGGCCACAAGGTGTGCTGGCCAGGACGGGAGCTGACGGAGGCGGAGAAGCGGGAAGCCGCCGCGCTTTATGCTGACGGCGTGGCGACCTGGTACATTGCAGAGCGATACGGCCGCGGACCGAAATTCATCCTGCAGCTCATGAAGCGAATGAACGTTGCTCGGCCTCCCGGATGGCATGATGCATTGATCCGGAGAGGCGGGCACATCTGGTCCGAGCGAGAACGTAACCGGCTTTCGCTCCTGGTTGAGCAGGGGCTTGGTATCTGCTCCATCTCGGAAGATCTCTGCCTGCCCACCAAGACGGTAGCGAAGGAGCTGAAGCGGATCGGCCTGAAGCCACGGAACCGGCGAGGGTTCAATGCATCGAAAGCAAGGGCGGAGGCGCGCGACCATCGCGTGTATGCCCTCCATATCGAGGGCCTCGACAACTCTGTGATTGCGGCCCGTCTCGGCGTTGGCGGGAAGGCGGTCGCCGCGTCCCTGGAACGCAGCAGGGGCAAAGGGCTCAACGTCCGGCAGAGCGATCGCGCGGCGCGATGGTCGCCAACAGACAGGGAAATCGACCTGATCGCGGTCGGCTACAAGCTAGGGGCCTCAGCCGCCACCATCGCGTCGCATTGCACGGCTGAGAGACCCGGTCAGGTTAAGGACGTGGCCCATGCTGAAAACATCCGCCATCCCCTGTGGAGGCGGCCGCACCTTCAGGCGATCCGGCCGGAAACCCTGCTGTATCACAGGATTTCGGGGACGTTGGATCAGCATCTGGATAACTGCCTGCTGGTCTATTACCGTACCCTGACTTGGCAGATCATTGAGGCTGCCGTGTCGCGCGCAGCAGAGGCGCTGGCCTACTTTCCGCACATGCGCCCCGTGCCGTTCCCGGTTATTGACGCCCGTGCGAGCCAACTCCGTGCCAGCCTCGCGCGTCACCTGGCCGAAGGGCGTGTTCCCCAAGCCCTGGCCCGGTGACATTGTCACCGGGGTTGCGTGTCCGACGCCCACATAGCCTCGCCTTCGATCCTCCTCAGGTCAAGGCGATCCCATGGCTGCGCTCACCAGGAACCACGGCGTCCGGTTCATCGACTCCGGCGAAGACGCGCGCACCGTCGAGGCGCCGGATTTCTCCACCATCACCATCGTGGGAACGGCCGAGGACGCCAACGCGGATACGTTTCCGCTCGAAACCAACGTGCACATCTACGGCAATGAGAGCGACACCATCGCCCTCCTCGGCGAGGCTGGCGAGATCCCGGCCGCCATCGATGACATCTTGTCGGAAGGCATCAACCCTTCTCTCATCATCCGCCGCGTCGAGAAGAAAAGCACCCGCAATGAGTTGCTTGGCTCTGTCATCGGCGACCCCTCGGACCGGACCGGTCTTTGGGGACTCCTGGACGCCCGCGCGCAGACGTCCAAGCGCCCTGGCCTCATCATCGCGCCCGGCCTGACCAACGACATTGTGGTTGGCGCCATGGGCGTGACCATCACCGCTCAAGGCAATGGCTACACCCATGCCGAGGTGACGTTCACCTCGGCCGGCGCGGCGGTGGTGCCCACCGGCTCCTGCACCGTTGCCGGCGGCAAGGTGACTGCCATCACTCTCGACAATGCCGGCTTCGGGATCGTCGCGGCGGTGACTGCGGCGATCACTGGCGATGGCAACGGCGCCACCGCCACCGTGGCCACCGGTGCCGTGGCAAACCCCGTCGCCCTCGCCCTGTCTGCCGTCTGCAAGAGGTTGCTCGCTATCGGCATCCCGGATGGCCCGAACCTGACGCGGACAGAGGCCGCGGCTTGGGCGGCCAAGCTGAAGAGCGACAATGGCCGCTACCTCTACGCCATCGACCCGGCCATCCGCCGCTTCGTGACCCTCAGCAACGGGGACGACAGCATCCTGACCCGGCCGGCCTCGCCCGTGGTCGCGGCCCTCTTTGCGAAGCGCGATCGGGAACGTGGCGGCCCCTACTGGAGCCCCGAGAACCAGACCGCGAGCGGGATTGTCGGCACCGCACGGCCCGTCAGCTACTATGACGGCGAGACGGACCATGAAGCCAACTTCATGATCCAGAACAGTCTCAACACCTGGATCGACGGGAACGAGCTGTTCGGCTCGGAAACGCTGGCGACCGATTCCAACTGGCGGTTCATCAACAAGGTGCGCACCGAGAACGCGATCCGCGCCTCGCTGCCGTCTGCGCTGCGCAAATGGCGTGGCGACAACTTCACCGCCCACAACGCCCTCATGATCGTGAAGACGATCGAGCAGTTCCTGGACGAGCTCGTCGGGCTCGGCGCCGTCGTGGGCTACACTCGCTATTTCGACCGCGTGCTCAACCCGAACGCCAACATGCGACAGGGCATCCTGCGGATCGAGCTGCCGCACGAGAACACGCCCGTCATCTCCGACATGCAGATCGGGATGCGCCCCTATCTCGCCGCCTTCGACATCCTCGCCGAGGACATCCAGCAGGCGCTCGGCACCCTCACGGCCTGACCGGCCCCTTAGGAGGCACCCATGGAATTCGTCCGCAAGGCCGGCAACCTGTATTGCGAAGGCATCAACGGCTGGCTCGCGCTTTCGAGCTACCAGCTCCCCAGCCCGCGTGTGAAGACCGAGACGCACCTTCCCGGCGGCGGGATCATGGAGCTGGAGGTGCCGATCGGCGCCATCGAGCCGCTGGCGCTCAACTTCAACATGAAGGGGGCGGACCCGCGCTTCCTCGGCCAGTTCGGCCTCGAGCTTCAGCATGCACGCCTCTACACCATCTACGAGCTCATCCAGGATGACCTCACGGGCGTGAAGCGGGAGCGCATCATTACCATGCGCGGTGTCTTCTCCGAGGCCAGCCCTGAGGAGATGCAGGGCCGCGGCATGAAGGGCTACGGCTACCAGATCAAGTCCATCACCGATTTCGAGGACGTGATCGAGGGTTACGGAATCATCGCCCGCTTCAGTTTCCGGACCAACACCTGGCAGGGCTACGGGGTCGACGTGGGCACCTACGACAACCGCATCCTGCGCATCTCCGGCTGATCTTTGCCCTGCCTTCAACCGCGTTTGAAACCGGAGTGACCGCCCGTGGAAAACCTGCCGCCGCCCATCGCCGACGCCCCCTCTCTTCCCCCTATCGCTCCGCCGGCCGGCTCGCCCGATGCGGCGCGCCGCAACGGCGGGCCTGCGGCCCCGGTCACGCCCGCGGCATCCCCTCAGCCTCTGCCGCCTGTCGCCACCGCGTTGGATTTCGTGCAGCGGCCGTCGCGCACCGTGCCGCTCGATTATCCGTTCGTCCTGGACGGGTGCCTCATCGATCAGATCACGGTGCGACGCCTGCTGACCGCCCAGGTGGCCGCGCTGTGCGAGGGCGGCAAGGCGCCCGATCCCTTCGATTGCTATGCGGTGATGACCGGCCTGCCGACGCCTGTGCTGCGGGGCCTGGATGGTGACGACGGCCAGGCGGTGGCGGAGGCCGCCTTCGATTTTTTGCCCCGACTGTTAAGGGACGCCCTGTCCGCCTAGCCCTCACCGACTGGCGCGATGTGGCCGGCCGCGTCTCCTCCACCTTCTCGACCAGCCTGAGCGAGGTCATGGCCATGCCGTGGGATGAACTCACGCACTGGTGGGTCGCAGCCAAGGATATTGATGGCGAGCGCTGGGCGCTGTTGCGCCGTCTGGTGAGGGGCTGAGGGATGGGCAACAATCTCGACGTCTCCCTCCGGCTGAAGCTCGTGAATATGCTGCGCGGCCCGGCGCAGCAGGCGAAAGGTGATCTCAAGAGCGTCGGGGAGGCGGCCCGCAGGCTCAACGGCACGCGCGGCGGCGAGAAGCTGGAGAAGGACCTCAACCGCGTCAGCGGCGCGGCCAGAAAGGCCACGGGAGACGTCCAGAAGCTCGATCGGGCAAGCCGTGCCCTTGGCACGGGCGGGCGGATCGGCAGCCCTGGTGGTGGGGCTGCGGCCGCTCGCATTGGGGCGTTTGCTGCCGGCTCGGGCGAGGTTGGTTCGGCGCTTGGTGTGCCCGGCATGGCGCTGGGCGCCGGCGTCGCGGCCGGAGGGGCGATTGCAGGAGGGGCCATCGCGGCCGGCCTCGCACTCAAGGCCTCCGTTCGCGAGGCCATCAAGTTCGAAGATGCCATGGCCGAGGTGAGAAAGGCCGTTGATCTCGACCCGAAAGGCCTCGCAGAGATCGAGCGCACGATCCTCAAACTCAGCCGCACCACCCCGTTGGCGAAGGAAGAGATCGCCCAGCTCGTGGCGCAAGCGGGCTTCGCCGGCCGTCCGACTGAGGATCTCGTGCGCTTCGCCACCTTCGCGGCCAAGGCGGCCGTCGCTTTTGGCATGACTGCGGAGGATGCTGGTGACTCCCTCGCCAAGCTCGGCAACGTGTTCCACCTGACCCAAGACGGAATCGAGCAGCTTGGCGATGCCATCAACACGTTGGGTGACAACACCGCCAGCAAGGAACGGGAGATCGTCGACTTCCTGAAGCGGGTAGGCGCGAACGCGAAAACGTTTGGCTTGGCGGAAAGGCAGACGGCGGCTTTCGGCGCCGCCATCATATCCCTGGGCGTGGCTCCCGAGGTGGCATCGACGGGCTTCACCTCACTCATCACGAAAATGAGCACGGCCGAGAAGGGCGAGAAGAAGTTCCACGCGGGGCTGAAAGCACTCGGCCTCAATGCGAAACAGGTCACCAAGATGATCAAGGATGGCCCCGCGACGGCCGTGCTTGAGGTGTTGAAACGTATAGATAAGCTGGCGCCGGACAAGAAGGCCGGTGTTCTGGTTGATCTGTTCGGCCTCCAATATCAAGATGACGTGGGCCGCATGGCCGGGGCGCTCCCGGAATTCATCAAGGCATTGGAGCTGGTCCAGGACAAGTCCAAGACCGCCGGGAGCGTGGACAAGGCGTTCTCGATCTTCGACGAGCTGACTTCGTCCAAGATCAAGAAGATGGAGCATCAGTTCGCATCGTTGGGCACGCGGATCGGCAAGGCCATCACGCCGGCCCTCGGGGACGCAGCCGATGCCATCGCCTCCTTCCTGGAGAAGATCAACACCGCCCTCGACCGCACAGCGGAGGCGAAGGAGCTGGCCGACAAGCTCGCTTCCGGCCAGTCGCTCACGGCGGAGGAACGCGGGCGCCTGAAGGGCGATCCGGAGCTGAACAAGAAATTCCAGGGGGACGTCGCGGCCAAGGATCATCCGCTGATCGGCCTGCTCCACCAGCAGATCGAGCTGGAGAAGGAGCTCGCAGCCGCGCAGGCCGCGGGGGCCGGGGGCGACCTAGGCGCGCAGAACAAGGCCATCGCCCTGCAGGCCGCGCTGGCCCAGACCAAGGCCGAGGTCGAGGAGGCGATGAAGCTGCCCGGCGCGGCCGATGCGGTCTCGCAGTCCATGCGGGCGGTTACCGAGGCGGTGAGCACCGAGGGTGAAGCGGCGGTCCAGAGGGCGCAGGAGATTGCCGACCGCATCAAGGCCCTGTTCAACTTCACGGCCTCGCCGACCATCTCGCCGCAGTTCGCCCCCTCCGGCGACACCAGCAAGATGCCATCAGCGCCGCTGCCCCCATCACGGCCGAAGATGGGGGCCGCCGCGGCGGACGGGCGCGGCTATGCACAGACCAACACGTTCCACATCACGGGCAGCGATCCCGAGGCCACTGCCGCGGCCGTGCATCGCCAGCTGGCGCGCCTCGGCAATTCCTCGAATGCCCTCTTCGATACGGCTTGATCCATGGCGCAGCTCATGTCCCTTGGCCCCCACGTGTTCCGGGTGATTGGCCTCAACGGCCGCGCCGTGGAGATCGGGTCCGAATCTGTGTGGGCGGAGTTCGGCCGGTTCGGGATGACGGACGGCGCGCACTTCACCGGCATGAAACGCGCGACGCAGAAGATCAGCGGCATCCTGTGGCCGAACGCCATCGGCGGCCTGCCGGACTATGAAGCCATCCGAGCCAGCCAGTACGCCGGCAAGCCGCTGCCACTGCTGCAGATGGGCCGAGGCTTCTCGGCAAGCATCCTGGGCCGCGTGACGATCGAGAGCGTCTCGGACCTCTCCGAATTCGGCGGGCGCAAGATCGCCTTCGACATCACCTTGAAAGGGTTCGTGTGATGGCGGTGGATCGTATCTACACCGTCAGGCGCGACGGCGAGCGCCTGGACAAGATCGCCCGTGCCGAGCTGGGCAGCGAGCGCGGCGGTACGTTGGAGGCCATCCTCGACCTCAATCCGGGCCTCGCCGCTCTGGGCGACACACCGCCGCCAGGTACAAAAATCCGCCTGCCTCCTCGGCCGACCTCGACAAGTGTCACGACGGTGCCGCGCATCTGGGGGGAGCAAGAGTGACGACGCCCCTCTTCCAGCTATTCAAGGGCGGCACCGACCTCATGGTGGCGATGGCTCCTTTTTTCATCTCGGCCACCTACAACGACGAGGCCGGCCACACGAACGACACGTTGGAGGTGGTGCTCGCCGATCGTGCTCGCGAACTGCCGTTGCCCACGGAAGATGACCTGCTCGTCGCATTCGGAGGCTATGTGGGCGGGAAGGTCGCCATGCTCGGTGCGTTCAAGGTGCAAGGGTGGACGGGCGAGTGGGAGCCCGGCAACCCCGAGACCATGACCATGCAGGCGCGCGCCGCGACCTTCACCGGAGAGATCAAGGCGTTCGGATCGAAACACTGGGATGACGCAACGCTTGGCAGCATCCTCCAGGACACGGCGAAGGCGGCCGGCCTGACCCTTGCCATCGATCCCGAACTTGCCTCCACCGAGATTCCGTACGCCCTGCGGTGGGAGGCGAGCCCTATCGACTTCGCCACGCGGCTGGCGGACGAGCACGGGGGCATTGTGAAGGCCGCCGGCAAGCGCCTCGCTGTGGTGAAGAAGGGAAGCGGGAAGGGTGCGGACGGCGCCCAGCTCCCCGTCATCCGCGTGACGCGGTCGGGCAGTTCGGGCTGGAGCATCGAAGCTGAGCCGAGGCCGCGCCAGGGCGACGTTTCGGCCTCCTGGATTGATCCGGCCACAGGCCGGCGCGAGCTGGAGACCGAGAAGACGGGCAAGAAGGGGCCGAAGCACTCTCTTATTCATGTGCGGGCGAGCCGAGCGGAGGCCAAGGCTGCGGCCAAGGCGAAGGCAGCCGAACTGAACATGCTGACGGGCTCCGGCCATTTCATTGTGCCGTTCGACCCGGCCAACGTCGCCGGGGCATTTGTGCAGGCCTCCGGCTTCGGCAGGGGGATCGATGGCCAATGGTCGTCGGAATCCATCTCCACCACCTGGGCCAAGGGCAAGGCCACCCTGTCCACGATCAACGTCAAGGCCAAGCCGGACGAAGAGGAGGAGTGACAACCATGTCCGAGGACACCACCGATGCCCCCGCGGGCTTCGCCAAGGAGCAGCTCCAGTCCTTCATCGAGCGCATCGAGCGCCTGGAGGAGGAGAAGGCCGGCATCGCCGACGACATCAAGGATGTGTTCGCCGAGGCCAAGGCCAACGGCTTCGACGTGAAAGCCCTGCGCACCATCCTGAAAATCCGCAAGGAGGATATCGACGAGCGCAAGGAGCACGAGGCGATCGTCGACCTCTATCTCCAGGCCCTGGGCATCTTCGTCTAGCGGGCGTGGGGCGGGGCGCCAGGCGCCCCAACGCGGGACAGCCGGCAAGCAAGACCCGCGCGACCGGAAGTAGCTCACGGTCCCCCAGGAGGGACCTAAGAGCTGGATGTTAAGGAGTGGAAAACGTACGATGCCGCTGCGGTGCCTTGCTGTTCCGCACCGACCGGGGGGCCATCAGGGGCCGCCTCGAAATCAAGTGCCGCCGCTGCGGCACGCTCAATGCCTTGAGGCCCTCCGAGCCCGCCCCCGAACGCCCCGAGCGTCCCCAAGACGGAGACGCACGTTGTGGCTCTACATCCCGTTGAAGACCCTCTCGCCGGCCGAGCAATCCGAGGCCTCGCGCTCTGCGCAGGGGTGGGAGGCCTGGAGCTCGGCCTCGGCATCGCAGAACCCGGATACCGCACTGTTTGTTACGTCGAACGGGACAGTTTCGCGGCGTCCGTTCTCGTGGCCCGGATGGAAGACCAGGTGCTATGCGAGGCGCCTATCTGGGACGACCTTGCCACCTTCGACGGCGGCGCGTGGCGTGGCTCGGTGGATCTCCTCACAGCGGGCTACCCCTGCCAGCCGTTTTCTGCCGCAGGCCGAAAGCTCGCCGAGAAAGACCCGCGACACCTTTGGCCCCATGTCGCCCGCATCATTGGCGATTGCGGGCCCGCCGTCGTCTTTCTCGAAAACGTCGCAGGCCATGTCGATCGGGGATTTCATCAGGTCGCCCGAGAGCTACAGGGAATGGGCTTTGTCGTCGAAGCGGGCCTGTTCTCAGCGCTTGAAGTCGGCGCTGCGCATTGGCGGGTCCGCCTTTTCGTGCTGGCCTACGCCGACCGCCTGCTTCATGGCGAATCGCGCGGAGCTGCGCCTCGGCGTCGACGGCATTCTCTGGGTGCCGGCGGCCGACCAGGTGGGCAGCCAGGTATCGATTGGCGAGGTGGCGAAGAACTGGGCGGTGTTCCGCCGGGTGGCCGTGGCGCTGGGATGGAGGCCGGGTCCGATGCCTCCCTTCCCCTTTTCGCGCCGCGTCCTGGGGACCATCAGACCTGGGAGCGGGTCCTCGCCGGGCGAATGGACCTTGAACCCTGCTTTCACGGATTGGCTGATGGGCTGGCCCACCGGGTGGACCGATACCACGCAGCCGGTAACGGGGTTTGCTCACTGGCTGCGGCGCTCGCGTGGCGCACTCTCAACGCTCGCCTGCAACACCGCTTAA